TATCTCAAAAAAGCAACATCAAAGCTGATGCGGTGATTGACTTTTACGATATTCGCCGATGTAACATACAGGGGGTGATTGATAAAATCTTTGAGTCGGTTAAATAGCCGACTCACTCCCCCCCCCAATTAATCAAAAAAAACAACTCTAAATCAATACAACTATGTTATCAAAAAACTATGTTTTGCAGACAGCAAAAACCATACTTCAACAAATAGTCGCGGGTGTTGACAATATCAGTATCTTTTACTCGTGGGGTCCCTATAATTTCCGGCCGGTCGTGCAACATTGCATAATCGACGATAGTAATATTGACTTTGCCGGACTACGTTTTACGGTTAACGCTCGTGTATTCGTCGGCGATGTGGCAGTGATTTTAGATGACTGCAAAGACACGTATATAGTCTATTTATACGGCCCCGACAACAGTAGCATTATACACAAAGTCGATGACGTCTACTGTGACGAGTTAGGCCGACTTATAGATGAGTTAGTGGAGTACCCGGCCGGGACTGACGCGGGCGAGTATCACCGGCAAGCTATTAACGACCTTATTACATCAATATGATTGGCAAAATTACATGGCTATTACATCTCGGTGATGCGCTGACTAATTACGCTTATAGGGCGTTATTGGCCGGTGCAACCATTGACACAATACGCGATGTTATACGCGAGTCGTGGCGTGAGATAGCCTCAAATATGCACGATGACACAATACGCGATGTCATTATAGACGATGCGATTTTGGCCGCGAAAAAACGGTTTAAAAACGACGCGAAAAACAACTAAAAACATTATATTTAACCCTCAAAAATCAAACAACTATGGCTATTATTATTGCAGCTTTTTTACTCGTTCCGTGGCTTATAGCGGCCGGACGCGACGGCGGACGTATGCGATAGCGTATAACGCCCCTTAGGTAGGCTTAACCGATTTAATTAACCTTGACTCCTTAGGCAGTGGCGGTCTATATGGCTCCACTGCCGGGAGTCGTAAAGTCGTAAATTAGCAAAGAATAAAATGAATAATCAAGGATATGTAATTGTGCCAAAATTCAACGACCTTTCGCCGGCGGCACGGTTGATAGTGTCTAAATTACCGTCAGACTACACCATGTATAACGACTATCAAAAACTCGTGGAACAACTTGCGAGCGGTGGCAGTCCGGATGATGATTCGTTGTTACTGTTGCCGATGGAGATAGTGACACGATTAGTTAACGAACTCAACCGGCGCGACCCCGGAAAATACAGCGATGTGACTTTTACGGATATGTTTCAAGCGTCGTTATATTTGCGAGGGCAAATCATTGCGAAAATCGAAGAGCGCAAGAGTAAAACAAGGGACGAGGAAACGGCTCAAAAACGGCTTGAAATTTACAAGCAAATACAATCCGAATACCCGCGATTGCGCGTTGTGAAAACATATAAGCGCGACGGCAAGCATTTAACCGACTTAAAATTAGCCTTGGTAGGCCTTGTCGATATGGCAGAGGCTAACGAAATATGCGAAAAATACGGCGTGTCACTCGTGGAATTGTGCAAGCGCAATAGTCATAAGTGTTACGAGCGACTACGCGATTGCACATTGTCAGGCATTGATGTTGCAAGCATATTAGGTGACGGCTATATAGCGTATACCACTGAAAGTAGTGACGGTTACAGTTATTTTGATAAAATTTTCAAGCCGCGAATTGCAAGCATTGATAACATATACGACTTGACTAAAGCGGCGACGTATTGTGTTGATATAATATCCCACTTACAGTTATTGGATGATGACACGGTGTTTATAACTCAAATGTGTAATGGCAAATACGAGTTGGTAGTTGGGGAATACCCAAAACAAGCAGTCGAATTTAGCCATGGTGGCTATGACTACGCCGTAGGGATTATCGTAGACTTGTATTAGGTATTAATGGCTTATATAATTGATTAATCATGACAACAGATAATAACAGCACTCGCCCTTACGTACTATGGCGCCGCGTATCTACCCGCGAACAGGGCGACAGTAAACTCGGACTTAAAGCGCAGTTGGCGATAGCACAACACTTCATGCGACGCGAACCGGCGAAGATATATACAGAGGTTTACTCGGGCACTAAACTCAGCGAATGTAAGCAACTATGGTTAGCGATAGAACATTGTAAGCGAACCGGCGACTTACTTGTAATTGCCAAAACAGACCGATTCAGAAACGTCCGCGAGGCACTTGACGTACTTGAAACTGTGGGCGAGGGTAATCTATCATTTTGTGACATCCCGACTACAGACAAATTCGTGCTGACGGTGATATTCGCCATGTGGGAGCGTCAAGCGACTATGGGGCGTATAAATACCCGATTAGCACTGGCAGAGCGCGAAAAGGAACGTAAGAAAAACGGATTTTGGATAAGCAACGCCGGGAATGTATGTACACACTTCGGCAATGAGAAAGGATGTGACGTGACTCCAATGGTTAAGGCGGCGGCGAAAGCGAAAGCAGAACAGTCGGCGGAGTGGCGTGTAAACAGCAAAGCATATAACCGTGCCGTGCGTAAAAAGCGCGAGGGGTGGACCCTAATGCGTATAGTGGCCGACTTGTCAGAGTTGTACGACGAAAACCCCGAAGATTACAGCACACGTAGTGGCGCGAGGCCATCGCCGGGAGTCGTGTCCCGTTGGATTCGCGAGGCGAATACGCTTGTAATTTAAGCGATAATTTACTATCTTTGTGAGTAAGTTTTCAGCGCATGAAATATTGCGCATGAGTTTTTTAAGTTAGTTTTTAACCGTTTCGACGAGAGTCGCGACGGTTTTTTGTTGTCGTCAGATTTAATCGTTAACATTTATTTGCTATCCGCTTAACACTTATTAACCGATAAAATTATGTAATAGATTACATATTTCGTAACTTTACATCAACAAAAAACTAACAACAACCATAAAAACCACAGACTATGGACTTTAAAAATCTAACCGCAGAAGAATTTAATGAGCAAACTAAAGGTTTGAAAACTCTAACTCTAACTCTCTATCAAGTGTGTATCGACTACCTTAACCGCGACTATGATTCAGTAATCATTTACTATGGCGACAGTTTAGAGGATGCGACGACTGTCTTTAAAGAGGCTGTCAAGAACGCCGAAGAAAACGAAAAGGTTGAACATGAACGCCATGCAGTAGATGTGGAACATTTAGATATAAATGATGATTGTTTCGTTAATGACCCTTGGAACGGGAACTTTCCGTGTTGGGCGATTAGTTTAAACAAAGAACTATTGGAACGCGACGACGATAGCGAAGAATTTGACGCAGTGGACTTCGTTGGTATTGACGCGTCAAGGGGATTCTACAGTTGGGACGACGAAGATGAACCGTACTTTTTAAGAAACTACTACGATGTTTGATAAGAACCGCAACGACAAAGCACGCCGAATTGGCTCTCGCATTGCAGAACTACGCAAGATACAAGGACTCACACAAGCTCAATTGGCTGACAAGTCAGGGCTGTTGCAGAGTCAAATATCGCGAATTGAGCATGGCAAATACAACATCACGTATGAAACATTGACAACGCTTGCAAAGGCACTCAATTGCAGCGTCGAATTGATTTAAGCGTGAATACTTACACAGAGATTATTCCACAGTGGGGCGAACGAAAAAACTCGCTCCACTTTGTTTTTGCATATCATCGCCGTCCGACAGTGAGTAGTCGATAATAGTTCGTATCGCTACATCGGCGTGACTTCGCATGACACGGATATAATTAAATATAGGCCGGTGTGCTGCATCTTTGATTGTTTGGCCGATAGCATATTCAAGTACAAAAAGGGGCACACCCAATTCAAAACCGAATTGACAGAATGTTTTACGAGCCGCGTAAAATGTAAGTTGCTTTTCAAAATTCAAGGCCTTGCCGATGCGGTTAAGCGAGTGCGTCACAGAACTACGGAAATACTCGTAATTGCTGAAATTATAGCCAAAATCCAACTTGCCATCCTTGCCTATGTAGTTCGCTATTATGCTACGTGCCTCCGGCTGTATGGTTATAGCGACTCGCTTTTCGCCTTGTTTTTTGTCGGCTGTCTTTTTGCGGATAAATAGCAGGCTGTCGCCGTCTAATCTTGCATCAACAATATCAGTAAGGTTAATCCCAGCGCAATAGAATGACAACATGAACAAATCACGCGCTACTACATATCTGCGCGGTTGGTCGAATTGTTGAAAATCCAACTCGCGTAACGCTTTTAATTCGGCCTTGGTAAGTGCTATATCTCTAACTGCCTTGCTTGGCATTTTATAAGCCGCGAATGGCGGTATATCGTATTTGACCGTGCCATCATTTGACGCCGCGTTGATTATTGCTTTTAAGTGGCTCATGCGTATATTTACAGTAGTCGACGAGTCGCCGCGCTTAAATAGATACTTTTCCCATGCTTTTATCACTGTTAGATTAATCTGACTTAACAGTAAGTTTTCGCCGAAACACTCCGTAAAGTATTTCAACGTGTATTCAAGGTTACGCGCGTATGTTTTTTGGCCGTTCTCAACACACTGGGCGATATAGCGCAAAGCGTAAACGGAGAACACGCTTGAATCTTGGTTTGCGCGAAATTTCATATACTCCTTGACTTCCGTTGCAGATAGTGGGGCTTGGCGCAAATCGTTGTAGTATTTTTCAAGGTAGCTGTTAAGCAAATTCGCCAGTTGTAAGTTCATCCATGCGGCGGACGGATTTTTGACAACTTTGCCGTTTTTCCACTCGCTTGTGGAGTTTACCTTAAACGGCGTATTAATATACGTCGTCTTACCATTAGCCGCAATTGATATGCGGATAGTGTGTGTGCCATCTTTGTTTTGACGTGACGGCACGATGCAAAGAGAGATTACTGCCATTTTGGGTTAATGTTATGTTTGGTGTTACAAATGTGTTTCAAATTTAGGGTCAAATTTTTTAGACGCAATTTAGACGCAATTGATATGGTCCAAATTTGGACAAAAAAATAAAACTGCGCCAAATATTTAACACAGTTTAACTTTTGTGATTTCCGTAACTTGTTGAAAATCAGCCTATTTAAGTGGAGCCACAACGGGGACTCGAACCCCGGACTTTTTCGTTACGAATGAAAATATTTGCAAAAATAATGTGTTGAAAATCAGCTAATTACAAAGGAGCGAAAAATCAAGACGCAATTAAGGCGCAAGCAAGCTTTTGCGGAGCCAAATATTTTAGTTGCGTGTTTGAAAACTTATGTATATTTTTGCCGTAGATTCTTTGACAGTGTTGTTTGAAATACGATGTTAGACAGCTATCGAATTAGCGCATCGACAAAGGCCTCGGACTCGCGGAGTGATTTCTTCCAGTCAATTCTTTTCTTCATCGTTTCTCTTGCGAGTCCGGGTCTTTTTTTTCAAGCAGGGTTATTAAAGACAGTCGCAAATTTACAAACAATAATGACACTCCAGTCTAACAACAGTTTATATCTTTCAGCAGTAAAAGCGAGCGCAGCAGTTCAGAGCAAATCCGAATTGGACTGCCTCGCTTTTGCTATTATGGGTAAACTGTTATTCGGTTGTTCTGTCATGGTAAAATCAACGGCGCGACAATACAAGTATATGTTTCGGATGGGCACCGCGAGATTTAATCGCATTTTCCGCGACTGCCTCAACCGTGGATATATAACCGATTGCGGAAATCATTACATCTTTGTTCCCATAAAAGCGCAAAAAGCCCAAAATATGGTCGTTGAACTGCCAAACGCATGGGGGCGAAACAAAGATAAGCGTTCCGCAATTACTCTAAATCAAGCAAAAGACTACATTCGCAAAGTTGCACAGTACGACAAGTTTGCGAAAAAAGCAGTAGTAGAGAATGTAAGTACAACTATGGCAAATCCTAAGTCCCGCAAGGCTTATCGACGCGCTCAAAAAATCTCCAAACGTATCTCACACAACGCTTTTTTCGACGGTCTACGACGTGGAACTTCTATGTCGCGTGTAGCACGGAATATGAACACCTACAAAGCGAAAGCACGTAAACTCGTCCGCGAGATGGTGAGTGACGGTTGGATAACAAACAAGCCTGTCACAATCAAAACGGACTTCGCGGAATCGCAGTTTACACCACAAGCACTCATCATGCTTAACCGCGAATATGGTTGGTGCGGGTCGTACTTTCATTTGGGGCACGATATATTCTGTCGAGTGGCAAATATTTATGAACTTAACGACGTGAGCAAACTTCGTTTTTTGAACACAAAATAATTTTTTTTAAGCCGTTATGTTCTCGTTTTCTCACACATATAGTAAACTATGTAAGTAGTATGGATAGTATTACATTAGGGGTTATAGGGGGAGGGCGATACCCACAGCATCAACCCGGCAGAGTAGCAAGAAAGAGAAAACCTACTAAAAGAGAGTTATTCTTTGATAATTTTGCCGACGAAATTGATATTTTCGACTCGCCGACATCTTACCCGGATTGGATTTTGCGCATTCGCGAAGAACAACTTGCCAAAATAACGCCATGTTTGCAAAATTTTTCCGCTCGGCTCAAGTCCTACGGCCTCAACTTCAAAATCAAACAGCCGTTATGTGTCGACGGCAAATACAAATTTGCTGATATTTATCTTCCGGACATAAACACCGTACTGATGCAGACTTCCATGTACACAAATTTTCGGCCGGTCGGACTACTAAGCGAGCGAGCCGAGTCCTTCCGTCGTGATTTCACCGTCTACGAGTTTGACCCCATCGACACGGAAACCGTTACGGAGCGACTTATCGAACGACTTTTGCAGATGGCCGAACAAAAACCATGTAACAGTTAATCAACGACACGACAAGCAGTACAGCCACTACGATACGCACTGCGCTTGTATCTACAATCGGATGTAATGCACGGCAAATTGGGAGCATAATCGGCAGCGTCATGACCAAGCATTGCGCCCTATGCCAATGGCACAGAGATACGAGTCGCGACAGTCGCCAACAAAGCCATGTTGTCGGCGCCGACGTAAAAGCGAGCAAGCCTATAATCTCCGCGATTTCTATCGGCAAAACAGCCTCAACGGGCAGAACGGCAAGCGCAAAAGCCGAATACATGAACGGGAACAATTTTACAGTGCGCGTAACCGCACGAAGAACGCCTACAAGTCTATTTTCCGTCATTTATACACTGCAAGTAAGCAATTACGCTGTCAAGTCTATTTATCAGCCAATCATCGTTAGAAGCGAGTTTAATTGACTCTAAAATCGACACAGCCTTATCCGGCGAATTACAAGCAAGCAAGCGGCGCGGTGGCTGACGGCGGTAAGTTTTATTTAAAATATCATTTGCAGCCTTGATTTTATAACCCTTGACTTTAGTTAGGTCTTTGATGGTATGTAGCAAGGCGACTTCATCCGCAGAGTAGTTACGCCAACAGCCACAACACACTTTCCGACCCTCTTTAAGCAGGTCGAATCTTTTCTCCCATGTGTAGAGCGTAGATTTAGGCACGTCAAGTAATTCAAGCACTTCAGCGGTGCGATAGTAAAGTTTACTCATGGCCGAGTTTTGTGGCGGTCAGTTTTTCTACCATAGTAAGTAACCGGTTTACTTGTTCGGAGTAGGACTTATTTTGCGCTTCCAGCCGTGTAACAGAGTTTGCCAACTCGTCAGTGTAAGCGATAATGCCATCTGACTTTTGGCTTTCGTTGCTATTACTGTTATTGTTACTCTCTTTGATTTCCTCACCATAGAAAAAGCCGATAGGTACGTTATACAACTTCGCGACTCGCTCAATCATTCCGCTTTTAACGTCGGCTGATTTGAACACTTGATTTAACGTCTGAGGCAACATTTCTAATTTCCTTGCAAGGTTTGCCGTAGTATGCTCTAATTCAGCTACTTTGGCTTTAAAATCCGGTCCAGTCATATTGGTTATAAGTGTAAACTAAATTAAAGATAAGTTAAATTTGTGTTAATGCTAAGTGATAATGCTTGTTATGTGAGTACAACTACTTATATTTGCAGTGTCATTCAATGAACGACACCAAAACAGTAAGCGACGAGGAGTAGTAAAACGATTTTTACCACACTCATTTTCAAGACAAAGTTAACTATTCCTCTCGCTTTTTGCAAATTTTCAAACTGACAAATTCAGTGAACGAGAACAAATAAAAAGATTATATGCCATTAATGATTAAACAGATTGAAATGTTAACGCCGGGTCAAACCTTGACAACCTTTTGCCCTACACCGGGTAAATGGGAGTCAACCAAGCGCACGGCTTACAATGGCCGCAAGCGTCTACTGTCCGCGCAAGAAGATAAAACTTGCACCATCAGTCAGGATGTTATAGCACGGACAGTAAGCGTAAGCGTGGAGTTAAACACAGAATCTGAAACAATCTAAACAAGCAGAAATAACCATGTCGAAAGGCAAGAAGCATACCGAGAATAAGGATTACGACTTAACAGCACTGCCCGCGGTACTGGCTAAGCACCAAATCCAATTCAGCAAGACCCAATCCGCCAAATTAGTAGGCGGACGGACTCGACTCTACGAGTTGATAAAGCAAGGCAAGATACGGTGTGGGAAGCCAAGCGACTCTAAAAACGGTAAGTGGTATTGTGATGCGAGCGATGTAATAGCATACGCAACACTCTAAGCAACTTGCAAAAAAAGCCAACGCCGAGAGGCTTAAAAATATCGGCGCAAAAGTGATGCAGCACTATATCTGCAACGTGAGTCACCCCGCGAAGTGAACGCCTGTCGGCAAGGACTAAATGCCGCGTTAAGCTCAACCGCTGATTATATTGGGCGGATTTACATAGAGCAAGGCGAGAGATACCCAGGCAAGCAGATACGTAGACTTGTCCGTTGAGAGCGCTGGGGTGAAGATGGAATGACTCTCCGAGGCCAAAAACGAGTCATATTCCGCGAAATAGACTGCAAGGGTGAGGTACTGCCACGGCGGAAACAATATAAGCAAACCAACAAAAGCAACTCAATATGGTAGTTCACGTAGTGTAACATGGATAAGCACGATTTAGGTCAAAGTGTGTTAACGTATAAAAGTAGTGAATGAAAAAGGATACCGATTAGCCAAACGCTTAAATTAATGCCGGTTCAATTCCGGCCGTGAACACAACCCCATCGCACTGTCATTGCGTTTCGATTATTATGTTATTTAGTTTAGGGTTTCAATGTTATGTGATATATAGCGATGTGCGATGGGATAGGTGGTTAATTTAATGGTAGAATGTCGGTGATTAGCAAGCTGATAGTGTCAGTTCGAGTCTGATACCACCAACCAATAATTTTTCAACTAAATACTTAAATCAAAATGGAAAAAGACAACAACATTGGCAAAAAAGTAATTGTCCGCGGTACCAACTCGGGCGTGTTCTTTGGGACTCTCTCCGAGCATGACGGTCAAGCGGTGACTCTTACAAACTGTCGCCGCCTATGGTATTGGGATGGCGCCGCTTCGGATTTTCAACTGGCTGTTGATGGCGTAAAAGCACCGGCAAACTGCAAGTTTACAGTCACAGTAGCGCATATTGAAATCCTCGACGCAATAGAAATTATCCCCTGTACGGATAAAGCAGTTGAATCAATTGAATCGGTAGCCAAATGGGCAAGATAGAAGATTTTCTAAACATTAGCTCTGGCTCCGGCTCTGGCTATGGCTCTGGCTCCGGCTCTGGCTCTGGCGATGGCTCTGGCTCTGACTATGGCTCTGGCTCCGGCTCTGGCTATGGCTCTGGCTCCGGCTCTGGCTCTGGCGATGGCTCTGGCTCTGACTATGGCTCTGGCTCTGGCTCTGGCTCTGGCTCTGACTATGGCTATGGCGATGGCTCTGGCGATGGCTATGGCTCTGACTATGGCTATGGCTCCGGCTCTGGCTCTGGCGATGGCTCTGGCTCTGACTATGGCTATGGCTCCGGCTCTGGCTCTGGCTATGGCTTAAAATCTATAAATCACAAGCGCATATATAGGATAGACGGATGTCAAACTATTGTCGAGTCGGTTCATGGAAATCTCGCCAAAGGATATATTGTGCGGGATAATTTAACGCTCAAAGAGTGCTATATTGCTAAAGGCGAGAACTACTTTGCTCACGGATATACAGCACACGAGGCGTTAAGTGCGCTTCGAGATAAGATTTTCAATCAACTGCCGATTGAAACTCGCATTGAAAAATTTAAGGCCGAATACCCCGATTTTAACGCCAAAATCCCTGCCAAAGAGTTATTTGATTGGCACCACAGATTAACAGGCAGCTGTAAGGCCGGACGCATGGAATTTGTTCGACGGCATGACATTGACCTCGACAAAGATAAGTTCACGGTCAACGAGTTTATCTCGCTTACATGTAACGACTATGGTGGTGATATCATCCAACAACTAAGTCAGAGTGATTATGAAAACATTACTTAATTACAGATATTATGTACTCGCAATTTTGTTGGGTGCAGCAATATTTTTTATATGTTGTGACAGCGACAGCGAGCTTTCATTTTGGTTGTCAAAGGTAGTTGGCATTATCGTAGCTTCCGCCTTTGTTTCGCTGTTTAAGTTTTGGTCGTCGAAAGACCAAATCCCCGCCCTCACAGATTTAGACGATAATATTTGACATGATTAAAGATACCATTTTAGACCTGTCCAACGAAGATTACCACAACGCGGCACCATACAACGAGTATTTAAGCTCCACGCAACTTAAATACTACGCTAAATCGCCGAAAGTGGCAAAATATATGCTGGATAACCCGCAACAAGAAAAGAGTGACGCAATGCAAGTTGGGTCACTCTTCCATTTAGCAATGGAGTTATATAAAAAGCATGGCTCGATTGATGCGTTCTACGACTCGGTGGCGATATTTATGCCACCGAAGAATCCAAAAACGGCGCAGCCTTACGGGACAACAACAAAAGCATACCAAGATGCACTGTGCAGTTTCAAAGAGTTAAACCCAAGTAAAAGCGTTGTCACCTACGAACTTGCAACCATGATTGACGATATGGTTGGAGTTTTAGTTAATAATGCAAGCGACACTTCCAAGCAGGTTAACAAGCTACTCCAGTGGGGTACTTCCGAAGTCAGCCACTTTGTTGAATACAAGGACTGTAAATTTAAGTATCGACCCGACCTTGAAACCAAGCAGAAGATTATCGACTGGAAAACCGTTAACACCGACGATTTAAGCGAGAAATCAATCAATAGCATTATTTCCAAGTATGGCTACGACATAAGTGCAGCGTTCTATTTATTCATGGAACATCTCCGCACGGGAATATGGAAAACTTTCTACTGGTGTTTCGTTAGCAAGGCAATGCCTTACGACGCTGTTTTAGTCGACGCTTCGCGATGGACTTACGAGCATGACGGCGCAGATGTTGTAATGCCGCAGGTTGGGGCGATAAAAATGAAGTCCTTGCTTGATTTACACGTCAAGTGTAGCAATGAACGTCAGTGGCCGGGTGCGGAAATCTATATACCGCAAGACCAGCATGGCCGACGCATCATGACGCCTACACCCCCACAATGGGAAATCTCGCAAGCGTCTGCAATAATTGACTTATTAGATATAGAACAATAAACGATGGAAACTGAAAATCAGCAAACAACAGAACAGCAGCCGACGCAAGCGCAAACGACTGTCATAGAGAAGAAAGAAACTTATACGCCCGAGCGAACAGCCGAAGCGATTAAAAAACTCCCGACGATTTTGCAGCCGATAAAAGGCTTGTTTGCTCAACCGTGGGAGTCATTCCGCAGTGCGTTTAAAGACCCCGCCGAAGCAGACCGCATAATGCAGCGCGAAGTGACGTATGCAGCACAAGCAATGACGAGTAACGGTTATTTAATAACTTGCGCTCAAAAATCGCCGCAACATTTCGTCGAAGCACTCAAAAACGTAGCACTGTCGGGGCTGTCACTTTCGCCGGTTTTAAAACAAGGCTACCTCGTACCGTTTAACGGCCTTGTATCATTCATACCCTCTTACATGGGTTTGATTGACATACTCGTTAACGCCGGAATTGTCGCCAAAATAGAAGCACATTGTGTTTATAAGGGCGAGAATTACGAAATCTGTCACGGCACGGAAGAATATTTGCGACACAATCCTAATTGGGAGAATCGCACGAAAGAAAATCTCGTAGGGTGCTACTGGATAGCTACGTTGTTAGATGGCACGAAAGTATTCGGCGACCTCTCGATTGATGAAATCGAAGTCATTAGAAAACGTGCGCCGTCAGCAAAAAACAAATCTCCGTGGGATAGCGATTACACCGAAATGGCGCGTAAAACAGCCGTCCGACGTGGATTTAAAATGCTACCGAAGAAAGGAATCTCCGAGGATAAACTTAAATCGGTAGAAGCCGTTTTTGACTACGACGAGAAAGTTGTACAGTCATGGATTAAAAACCAAAAACAAGGTACTACCAAAAATGACTCGTTTGACGAAGATGAAACAGCAGATTATGAAGTAGTAGAATGAGTTTTTCATAGTTTTCATGTAACAGGTTTACAATAGATTTTTCATTTATAACACTTAGTTAGTTTCTCCCCGGCAGTTCGTGAGAATAGTCGGTCTTTCTTGTTTAATATGATTACCGAAAACGACAAACAACTAATACATAAAGCGTGGGCGATGCACCACTCCCAATGGGATGTTGTGTTGACCCTTGCAACGCAAACAGATACCGCCGAGGCTAAACAACAAATAGTCGACATAGCCAGAATTAAGTATCATACTGACCAAGTGTACAACGACGAAACATAAGCAATGGAAATCTCAAAAACCGACCTTCAAAAAGTCATTGCGTATCTTGATGATGCAGCAAGACTTTACGCAGCACTGCCGATGCAGAAATGCAAGTGCCGTGCCCACATGATAACTATGTTAATAGTCAAACTTAAAAAGAGCCATGACACCGGTAAATAGTATGTTCCAAATGCGAAAGCAGACGCATACACTCGCAGATGTACCACAAATGGAACTATATAAGATGGCGGTTAAGCAATATTTTTTAGGCGCGTTAGCGTGGGATTATGCCGATACGGTCAACGACTTAGCGGCCTCAATGAGGCTCGACGGCACTAAAAAAATATCGCGAGCGGTTAATAACTTACGCCGTGAATATAACAGCGTCCGAAGTTTAGACCTTGACGCCAAACACCGCGATAAAGAGTGGGAACTCGCACAGTTATTTGAGTCTATAAACAAGCAACATTTAAGCCGACTATATACGAGCCTCTGTAACGAGATACGGCGCGACCACACGAAACTCACCGACGAATATGTAACGCTCGTCGCCTCTACTTACGTTGCCTTGACGGTATTAGACACTGTAATGTTGTTTGCCCGTCAGTGTGACAGATATATCGAAATATACTACCCCGAAGCACCTCACAGCATATTGCCAGACCACTTTGTGCAGCTCGCCAAACTACTACCATTGTTTGCGGGTGATATATATAATCCAAATATGCAAGCGAGGACGCTGACGGCTAAAATCCTACTTAACGAAGTAAACAGAATAGAACTATTTGACGAAGATGGAAAACAGTAATCCGATAATCCCTGAATCTTCAATCATTGAAATGATTAAAGAAATCCAAGATGCGAAGCGAGCGAGTAAACAAGCTCCCGACTACGCTTCGATAATAGAGATTGAGAACTCGCTCAAAGTCGAGTTGAAAGAAACACTTAACAAACTTGTCAGCAAAGGCGCGGTTAAGTGGTTCAAGACACTCAACGGAACTCCAATGTTTAGTGCGACATGAAAAGTATAACACTGCCGATTGAAACTGTGAATGCCGGGCTTTTCCGCAAGCCTGAATACTTAGGACTTTGGATTAAACTCATAGCAACAGCAGACGACAACGGCGAAATCACCCGGCCAATTAGACGGCTTGCGGACGATTTAGATACGACTTATCAGAAGCTCCGCGACCTGCTTAACTACCTTGCCTCAACGCAACAAATAACGCAAGTGTATAACGCAAAAGCAACGCAAATAACTATCTGTAACTATGAAAGTTACGAGGGGTCGCGCCGCAAAGATAACGCAACAAATAACGCAAGTCAAAAACGCAAAACTACCGACAAAAGTTCAAGTAATACTTTAAGTTTAGAACTACCACAAAAAACAACGCGCTTCATTCCTCCTACCCTTGATGAACTCCGCTCGTATATCCAACTGAAAGGCTACAACGTAGACCCCGAAAAATTCTTAGCCTACTACGAGAGTAACGGCTGGATGGTCGGACGCAACAAGATGAAAAACTGGCGGAGTGCGCTTGTCACGTGGAACAGAAGCCAATATGGAAAACCTTACAACTCACCAAGACCGCCACAAGGCCATTATTCGCGAATTAGAGATGCAGCCGCAGCATTGCTTCAATGTAATGGAAGTGTCAACACCTCAAATTATGATACGAGCGCACACGCCGACTTTGTGGGAACTGAAAGTGAAGATTGGCGACGTTAAAACCAAGGCAATAATAATTTACGCGATTGCATGGATGGCTGAATTAGTCAACGTCGACAGAAACCTGACAGAGCCTCAAATACTCGAATTATCCAGCGACATTTTACGCGACTACGGTTATATCAAAGTCGAAGAACTAAAGTACATACTCAAACGCGGAGTCAAGTCAAAAATATACGCACGACTCGACTACAACGTAGTGATGAATTGGTTTAAAGACTACGATAACGAGCGCACCGAGATTGCGATGGATATTTCAGACCAAGAATCCTCACAACAAGAAAACGATATAACAGTTGCGCCCGACAGCATAACATGGGGTCAGTATTTAGAGCGACTTCAACGGCTCTCACAACAGGGCGATGCAACAGCCACAGCGCGACTCGATGAAATCAACAATCCACCACAACAAAAACTAACACTTATCACAAACGAACAGCGACACCAACGCGATGTCGCTTTCAAAACATGGTATTACAGAGAATACCTAAGACGCAAAAATGGAACAGACCAAGAGTAGAGTCAGAAAGAAATCGGTAAAGCCTTGTTTGGGCTTTCAATTTTCTAAAGCAGATGAAATAAAAATCAAACTCGCTTGCATTTCCGCTCGCAATTTCATGCGCAACTACGGCAAAGGCAAACGAATGCAAATGGTAGATTTAAGACATTACTGTAACACAATTAACGAATTAGATTATGCAAATTAAGGTAAAGAGGCTCTCGCCTTATGCAGTATTGCCGTATAAGGCTCACGACTCGGATGCGGGATTTGACCTCACTGCGATTTCGCGCAAGACAGACAAAAACGAGAATATTGTTTACGGCACCGGTCTTGCATTTGAAATCCCGGAGAATCACGTTGGCTTGATTTTTCCTCGTAGTTCAAACGCCACGACCGACTTACGGCTCACAAATTGCGTAGGCGTACTTGATAGTGGTTATCGTGGCGAAGTGCTGTTTAAATTCCGACCGACAGCGTTACCGACAAAGATATATGCCGTTGGCGATAGAATAGGGCAGTTAATTGTAATCCCCTATCCTAAAGTCGAATTTATTGAATCTAACGAATTAACCGACAGCGACCGCGGTGCCGGTGGTTATGGCAGCAGCGGGCGATAGCGATATGGATAAGATTACTCGACTTTTATTGTGGGCGGCAAGTTTCTGTGTCGCCATAACAGTTGCGGGTGGCTTGCTTTCACAAGCCAACACAATTTCTAACATAGCGGGAGTATTACTTACAATCTTCTGGCTGTGGTTTTCAATCAAAACAAGATGTTTTACTCAATTCTCCAATCTCCTAAAAAGAAAGAATAACAAATGAAAAAGTTTTTATTTCTCGCATTGGCCGCTTCGGCGATGTTAATTAATTCATCGTGCGCCGAACGCATTGACGCCGGGCATGAGGGTATTAAAGTCAACCTTTATGGCGACGACAAAGGCATAGGCCAAGTATCAATGTGTACTGGTATGGTGTGGTACAATCCGATAACCACAGCCATTTACGAGTACCCTACATTTGTGCAAACGGTAGATTACGAGCCATTCACGATTAACGCAAAGGATGGTTCAGAGTTTACCGTAGACCCGACAATCTCACTCAAAATTATTGACGGAAAATCCCCCGAGGTTTTTAGGAAATACCGCAAAGAACTTAAAGATGTAGTCAATACGACTCTTTATAATTACGTTAAGAACGCTTTTCGTATTCAGTTGAATAATTTTACAACCGATTATATTGTAAGCAACCGCGACAGTATTGAGTCGGCGATTGAGCGATATTTGACCGCAGACCTACTAAAAGAAAATTTTCAATTAGAGCAGTTGACATCAGGGCTCAAATATCCCGAAACAATCGTTAAGGCCGTCAACGAAAAGAATCGCAAAATCCAAGAAGCGCAAGCGGCTGAAAACGAAGTGCGAGTGGCCGAAGCAAAAGCCAAGTCAATACTCGTAGCAGCGCAAGCCGAGGCCGAAGCAAACCGAATTAAACAGCAAGCCTTGACGCCTCAAATTCTCGAAAAGATGTGGATAGACAAATGGGATGGTAAACTCCCCGTCTACGGTCAAACGCCGAACCTATTTAAGGATATAACGCGAAAATAATGGCAGGCACATATTTACTCTCCGCGCTTTTAGTTGCCACTCTTTATTATGTGATTAAGAACTCCGAAAGAAGTTACGGAAAGAATAAAGAACTTGTAATTGAGCGGAAGTACGCCATTGTAGTTCTTATAGTATTTGCACTTCCGGTCGTCAATGTCGTTTTCCCGCTTGTGGCTCTTGTCGCATTGTTTCTTGTAGCGCATGAGGGCGACATTAAGTTAAAAGACAACGGCTCAAAATTAAAGCAAATATCCGATTGGCTTTCCAAACCTTTATAAACCATATTTTCAGAGGGTGGGGGTAATTTCGCTCCCGCCCTTTTCTCGCTAAACAATCAATCAACCAATATAAACAGACATGACATACCAAGACGTACTCGAAAAGAAGAAAGTTCACCGAGTAGACTTAGGATTTGAGCCTACAAACATGAATCCCGCCCTTTTCGATTTTCAGCAGTTTTGCGTTACCAAGATGTGCAAGATGGGCAAGGGCGCGGTCTTTGCAGGATGCGGTAACGGCAAAACAAACATACAATTGGAGTGGGCGACGCAAGTTGCAAACCACGAAAACAAGCCGGTACTCATATTGGTGCCGCTATCCGTCAGTCGTCAGACGATTGCCGAGGGTAAGAAATTCGGCTACACTGTCACGCCATATAAAGATATGGACGCCCACACCAAGATAGCGATAACGAATTACGAGCAAATTGAAAACATAGACGTAAGTCAGTTTGTCGGCATTGTCCTTGATGAATCGGGAATCTTAAAAGCATTCACAGGGCATTATAAACGGCTACTGATAGAACGCTTCAAAGATACAAAATACAAACTTTGTTGCACCGCGACGCCCGCCCCGAATGACCTTAACGAATTGGGCAACCACTCCGAGTTTCTTGACGTTTTGGATGCACAAGATATGCGCTCTAAATGGTTTGTTCGAGAAGAAGGCATGAACAACTATCGACTCAAACATCATGCCAAACAAGATTTCTACGGATGGATAGCTTCATGGGCGATAATGTTTGAGAATCCCGCCGACATCGGATTTAAGGAAACCGGAGCAAAGTTTAAACTTCCGAAACTAAATTATTACCAGCACGAAATAACAACACAGCCGAAAGACGGGCAACTGTTTGCAAGCGGAATTGTCAACGCAACGAACTTCAACGCCGAACTCCGCAATACGATGGAGCAGCGACTACAATGTGTTAAGGAAATAGCCGAGCAACACCCCGACGAGCAAATATTGATATGGGTTAAACAGAACGTCGAGGGCGAACGGTTACGCGAATTAATCCCCGAAGCAATTGAAGTCAAAGGCAGCGACAACGACGCAATTAAAGGACAACGCTTGCTTGATTTTGCAAGCGGTAAAATCAGAATACTAATATCCAAGGCGAAAATATGCGGCTACGGCATGAACTTTCAGAGTTGTGGCTTGCAGATATTTTGCGCTCCCGACTTCTCCTTTGAGGACTTTTACCAACAAGTGCGTCGCAGTTACCGATTTGGGCGACATGGCGACGTGAATATTCATCTAATTGTGACAGATACAATGGCAAACGCTAAAGCGGTAATTGAAAAGAAACAAGCCGTATTTGATGAAATGTTGCGCGAGATTAACCGCAATGTTAACGAGAAACACTACGGATTACTTAATGACTACGAGTATAAAGAATACAGGGATGATAATGTATTCTTAATGAAAGGCGATACGACGATTGAAATTAAGCGAATCCCCGACAATTCAGTGGACTTGATTATATTCTCGCCACCTTTCAGTTCATTGTTTACATACTCGAACTATATCCATGATATGGGCAACAATGAATCTCACGAACAATTCTTTGAACAATACGCTTTCTTGCTGAAAGAACTCTACCGCGTATTAAAGCCGGGTCGCCTCATGTGCTGTCATACAAAAGATTTGGGCGTTTACAAAAACTCGTCAGGTTATACGGGTATGTTTGATTTTACCGGCGAACACACACGAGCCGTTTTGGCGGAGAACTTTAAACTGCACTCCAAGGTAACGATATGGACAGACCCCGTACTTGAAATGCAACGCACCAAAACGCAACGTCTATTATACAAGCAAGTAACGACGGATAGTTCAAAGACTGGAATTGGGATGGCGGAATATATAACAATATTCAAAAAGTGGGATGGCGACGAAGAAGATTACGAGCCTATCACCAACCTCAATAAATCCAACTTTCCGCTTGACGTATGGCAAAAGTGGGCGTCGCCCGTATGGATGGATATAAAACGTACTGACGTACTAAATGGTGCAGAGGGTACGGCGCAAGGCGACGAGAAACACATCTGCCCATTACAGTTAGGTGTAATAGAAAGGCTTGTTCAACTGTGGTCTAACGAGGGTGAAGTAATATTTACGCCGTTTTTAGGCATTGGCAGCGAAGTTTACGAGGCTGTCAGACTGGGGCGTAAAGGCATTGGCTGTGAACTCAAAGACAGCTACTTTGACGTCGCAGTCAAGAATATCAAGAAAGCGGAAGCGTTGCGATGTGAAAAATCATTATTCGACTAACATAAATCAAACAACAGATTACTCATGGAAACATCCAAACTAACAACACGAGTCGAGGTTATTACTCCCGAACAAGCGCGAGAATACCTCAAAATGAACACCACCAACCGACCACTCAGTAAGGGCTTAGTGGAACGATACGCCGCAGAAATGCGAGGGGGGGGGTGGAAAACCAACGGCGAGGCGATATGCTTTGCGGAGAACGGCGCACTCTTTGATGGGCAGCACCGACTCAGCGCGATAATAAAAGCGGGAGTGCCCGTTGAAATGCTTGTTGTCCGAGGCTGCGACAACGACAGTTTCATGACCTACGACTCAGGCAAGACAAGAACAGCCGCCGACGTGATGGGAGCGCTGGGCGTAGTAAGTTCCACGTGTGTGGCCGGAATTGTACGCCGCTATATCCTCATGCGCGACGGCCTTGCTTTAGCAACGATTGATGGGCGAAAAAAACAAAGTAAAAACCATTGTAATGTTGCCGATTTGTATAAATTCTATCAGCGACATACTCAACTGGTAGAGTCAACATTAAGACTCGTCCAAAGGCTGAATAAAAAGGCACGTTTCTACCAAATACTCGAATTGGGCGGAATGGTGTTATATCTTGTCTTAGAAAAGAGTTACGACTTTGATTTTATCGCCGAATTTCTTGAACAGTTGCACACGGGTTATAATATCACCAACAATACAATCCTTGTCTTGCGCAACAGATTAATTCAAGACGGTTTCGCTACTAACAAGATGGATAAAGTCGCAAAATCGGCGTTGTTAGTCAAGACGTGGAACGCCTATGTTTCAAAGAAAGAGTATCAAAGATTGGCATATAACCCCGCAGATGAATTGCCTAAATTTATTTAATATCAAAATATGGAAGAATCCACCGAGTATGGGCGCGAAGTAGCATATATTGCTGTTCCGCCGTATAAATCGGCACTTGAAACAGAGATTGGCGGTAATCATTATCGCCAATTCTCTATTCAGCCGATAGAGTTTATTCAGAAAAATAAACTTGACTTTCTGCAAGGGTGTATAATCAAATACATTTGCCGTTTCCGCCAAAAGAACGGTCAAGAAGATTTGTTGAAAGCCAAGCATTATATTGACTTATTGCTTGAATTAGAGTATGGCTGTCAACCATTGTAGGCTCGTAACCTTGTTTTCGGGCTACGACTCGCAAGCACTTGCAATGCAACGGCTTAAAAATAATTTCCCCGACGACTTTGATTTTGAACTCGTTGCGTGGTGCGAAGTCGATGCAGCGGCGATTAAGGCTCATGATGCGCTGTTTCCTCAATGGAAAGACCGAAACTTAGGCGACATAACAAAGGTTAATCCCGCCGACGTCCCAGACTGCGACTGTATTACATGGTCGTTCCCTTGCCAAGCAATTTCAACGGCGGGACAGCAGAAAGGCATGAAATCGGGCAGCGGTACAACATCATCGCTCGCATGGGAGTGCATCAAGATTTTTAAGGCGAAGCGACCGAAATATCTACTCATGGAAAACGTCGCAGCGATAACGCACAGGCAATTCAAGTCTGACTTTGCCGAACTCCGCGAAACAATAGCACAATTAGGCTATCGAAACTATTATCAGTTACTCAACGCAAAGGACTACGGAGTGCCACAAAATAGGCTACGTTGTTTCATGGTATCAGTCCGCGACGATGGCGACAACCCAAGTTACACGTTCCCCGAGCCGATTAACAGTACGGTCGACTCGAAAGATGTAAGGGCGTTGTTAGAACCTGCGGAAGATGTTGACGAAAGCCAGTACATAGCCACTTTGCGAGTCACCGAAGATTCGTTGCTTGAAATCTTAGAGCAACCGGGCGTTTACGAGCAATTATTACAAGTGTACTACATGGAAAACAACCGATAATGACAACACAGATACCTATAAACCTAACGAAAGGTAATGATAAAACAGATACCAATAAATCTTTGTCGCGGAGTCAGTTGCATCGTAAGGGCAAATCCGGGTGTACAATCCGCTTACAACTTACTGACTGCCCCCCCCCAGATTCCGACAAACAGCCGTTCTGTGTGTAGATGTATCACGGCGCATTATGCCAAATTCGGTTACAGCGAAATATTCGGGCGATACCTACCCCCCCCCGCAGTCCTAACTATTAAGAGTAGATAATGGCAAACGACATTTTTCCTACGCCGATACATAAACTACGCTCGCAGCAATTAAAAGAACTCCGTAAGATGGGCGTTGAGAAATTCGGCAGAAGATTATTAGTACCGCGGTTTGACGGTGTATGCGGCACCATTACGGCAACTCAAACAGACAGTTTAATCATGGAACTCAAAGAACGAACAGACTCAAATAACTATGCCGGACAGCCGACCAAACAAGAGTTAATAGCCTACTTCGGCGACCGATTGCGAGTGCGCAAATTCACTCCCACGGAAGCCTTTAGGCTGATGGACTTAACTGATGCGGATATTGAGAAAATACAAGCCTACCCATTTGCTACTATGGCGGAGCGCAAAGCGGTACTCTCGCAACTTTCTGAAAACTCTCCCGAGCGGCGCAAAATTACACGCGACAGTATTTGCAAGACGCAGCAATACCACCTTGCGGGCAATTCAATCGTTGTCAGTTGCTTGTATTACATCTTTAAGAGTATGTATATAGCGCAATCGGGTCAAGAGTCACACCAACAGTTAACTCTTAGCCTATGACGGAAGAATCGACAGAAAGAACCCGGCACCGCCTTGCTTGTAAGCACTACTCGCTATCGTCGGGCGGTTGTTTCAAGCGTAGCCATAGCGGTAGCGGGTGGAGCGTAGAAATATGCTGTACCCCCGAAAGTCATTGCGAACGGCTACGGCGATACGATAAACGACAAAAACATAAACAATAATTAAAACCTCTCTCCAAATGACAGACTACCAAATTTTAGCAATGCTTTTCATTGCGTACATCGCAGGATTGATAACGGCGATTATATGGATAAGCGTAGACCAAAGAAACCTAAAACAGTAAAATTACAAGCATGGCAAAAGAACTTGAAGTTAAAATAGGCGGAGTGTGGCTTATAGCGGACTACACTCACTTGTTTGAGTTAACAAACCAAATCGAGGCTGTGAAAATTAACGGTCGCAGGTATGAACTCAACATCGCCAAATCACAAATGACCGCCTTTGTGGCACGAGATAAAAATCAAGATATATATCTATATCGAGCCAAGCCGCGAGAATGTAAGTCGGACTTTGTACCGAGCGTATTCAATGACGGCTTAAAATTATGTAGAGATGCATTCCCGACAGTATGCCCGATGGAGCAACGCACGGTTATAATTTCGTTGGGTGAAGAAACAAATATTGAAAAATTTAAATGGTTAAGCGATGAATGAAGATGATAATTTGTGGATTGCAAGAGATGGCGACGGCTGTCTGTTTATTTATTCAGTGAAGCCAACCCGCACGACATATTGCTTTCAGGCGGATAAAGCCGACCCACTCCGTTGTAGAATACCCGACAACCGCTACCGCGAAGTAACGTGGGAGAACTCTCCGCAAAGGCTGGTTTCGGCTGAACTTGTAACTGATGTAATGATGCGAAACGCCTATTTACGAGTGTCGCTGACTTCGGCAGTTGAACGTATAAATAAAATTGTAGACGACTTTAAGAAGAAAATCAACAAGTCGGAAATTCCAATAAGTTAAATGAGATTATGAAACCGAACTATACCGTTAAAATCGTTCCCAATTACGCCAAGTTATCTTGTATGCTTAGTTATGCGCAAGCACTCGATAAACTTGTAAGTGAAATCTACGACGTGTATGACACTAACGACACCGACTACCGTGACGTCGTACAAAGCATAGTAAATAGAGTCAACGTCAACGCTCGTATGCTCGGACTCCCCGACATTGAGATTGAGTATAATTTCATCGACGACGTAGTAGAACAAAACCGTAAACAGCAAGACAATGAGAGAAATTAGATTCCGAGGCAAAGAAAAAGGAACCGAAGAATGGGTCTACGGTTGCGCGGTGCAAGACTATAAACTCAGGTGGGGTATTATGAGTGACTGCTTTTATTTCGCCGAAGTCAACCCCGAATCCATAGGCCAATGCACGGGACTAACAGACGCCAATGGCATAGAAATATATGAGGGCGATATTCTTGAAAGCAAAAACAATACTAAGCACCAAGTTATCTACAACAGCAGTCTTGCTGCGTTTATGGCCAGAGGTGTTGGTAATTGGGCGTATTGTAGTCTTGATAAGGACTGGATTTTAAAGTTTGAAAGAAAGATTATCGGCAACACCTATGACAACCCCGAACTATTAAGCAAAACTTTATAGTTGAAAACATGACACAGATAACAACAACAATTCGACAAAGTAAAAGGCTACTCAATTATGGCGTAAAGCCTGAGTCTGCCGATTATTGCTGGCTTATATACAAGCCGGTTAACCCTAAATTGACTGACGAGTTTCCACCGCGGTTATTCGCGAAAAAAAACTTGCCATCAACCTACGCCAATAACGTCGACTTTTACACGCTTATCCCGGCATGGAGTTTGTCAAAGTTATTTAAACTAATCCCCAAAAGCATTTGGCATCATCCCGAAGATTCTGACGACTACGACACTTATTGTTTGCGTCTGGCGTTTGACGAAGACGAAGAAGTGAGTTACTGTTACGAGTCTGAATCGAATGGCGGTGTATATTATGACGACGCAGCAGACTTATTCGACGCGGGAACTTACATTATAGGTTGGCTGCTCCGCAATTTCCAAGCCCTTGATTATTTAGAATAATGATAATCGTAGATAACTTTAAGCGGTTGTTAAATCCATTTATTGAGAATTTAGGCCGTCTAAATCGGCGCACAACCCCTACGCATTTTATGCAGGTGCAGATTTTAAGGCGACACAAAGATGGCAACAGCACTAAATCTCACAAGTCCGAATTAGTGAAAGCGTATTACATTCGCGATGAAGCCGAGTATGAAGCCATTAACGATGAAGTGGTTAAAATCTGCCAAGTCCTAAACGCTCGCGCCTACATAAATCTAAATATCAAAGATTTCGACCAAGTTGCAAAACTCTGCGCGTTGGAAATGACAACAGCGATTTTCGACCACGAGAACCGCTCGCATAAAATGAGCGACTTGTATAACTCTTGCGCCAGCCGCGGGGGCATATATGGGTGGCCTGTATGGGTGATTGATGTAGACGATTTGAGCGAGAAAGACGACATTGTTGCCGCCGTTCAAACCATCTCCAAAGAAACAACAGCGATACGCGGAATCATTCCCACGGTTAACGGCATTCACATTCTTACCTCGCCGTTCGACCGTCAGAAGTTTGCCGAGTATGGATTTATTTCCACGGTCGAAGCAAACAGAAACACACTGCTTTATGCAAGCATTGATGATGAACCGTAAAAATAAGCACGTCAAATAGGCTTGTTTTTACAATTTGAGATAATAATCTGTAAAAACAACAAATTAAAACAGCAAAACTGATTATGACAAGTAGCCCACTACTCGCATTGGCTTGCCTCGTGATATTCACTACAGCCTACGGCGTGATATTCTTTCATCGACGTTTGCCACGTAAATACGAGGACTCATTAGTTGACATGGCGTTAGTCACGCTGGCAATGTTCTCCGTAGCCGGATTAACATTCCTACTCCAACTATTTACAGACACCCTATAACATGACACTCATGTATTATGATTGATTGATATTTTATAATTGGTATTGCATAGGGGTGACTGTGAAGTTACCCCTTTGCTTTATTAACCATGCTCATGTATTTGAAAATCTTATCAGACCCTTTGTAATCCTCATCCGCAAAGTAGAACATCCATCCGATTTCAAGCACCTTTGCATCCTCGAATTTAGCACCCCAATCATGCTTAGCCGCATTCATGGCTACCCACAAATCAAACTTAGTTACGTCAGAGGGGATTGACACACCCATAGATTTAACTGCCTCATAGGCTTGTTCGCACGACCAATATTCGCCGTCCAAGCCCTTAGAGTGCATCTGCTCAATTTCCCACTGTGCAAACTCTTTAGTCGCATAATGGTTAGAGTACAAACTGGCGTAGGTGCTTCGCAAAAAACCATAATACGCGCTTTCGTCAGTTTTCTTAACCATACATAAAAGGCTTTCAATAGCATCTATATTTTGCCACATAGCCTTTTCGCTTGTCACGCCCTTTTCTTTGGCGCGTGTCAGCATTTCTTTATAACTATAACTATTCATATTTTGACTCTTTTTTCATGTGATATTGGTTGTATAATAGTGTATTTAATGATGTTTCTCGGCCTATTATAGGCCAAAACAATTCACGAATGTTCGTAGTGATACGCGCACCGTGTAATTATCTATCGAAGTGACGGGGTAGTCGTAGTGATACGATTGCTCCGCTTTTCTTGTTTTCAGCAGTGTGGGCATTTCTTCGGAAAGACCGGAATCGGCTTGTAATCTCCGAGTTGACCTATTTTCAAAGTCGGCAGCACGACCGCAGACTTCACTTGTTGCTTTTTTGCCATAGTTGCTCATAGATTTTATTTAAAAGTAAAATGATGATACCGACAAAATTAGATAGATAAGCAGCAAATGCAGACAGCAACACGGCGATAACGACATCTGTTTTAAGATACAGCAGAGTCAGCAAGACACTCCAGAAAGCCAAACACATAGGGCATTGAAGAATCTTACTTGTGACTTCTGCAATCGCCTTGCCGAGTCCAAGGTTGACAACAATAACAGCTGCCACCATCACACATATCGCCGTCTGCAAAAGCACCCACATATCACGCTACTGTCAACGTACAAAAACTGTCGCTCACAAACCGACGGCTACAAATTTGGCAATTGGTAGTGTGAATCGCGTTCACAGTATTGCCCTTTGTTATGGTTACGCTTGTAGGCTGTGTAGCCGACGTGAACGGGATTGAGAATACCGCATTAATCGGCTCTGACTTAGTTCCCGCGCATCCGCATCCACATTTGACGTAATCAACTGCGCCTTGTACCTGCACTTGCGCCATGTACTGCAAGTTGCCGACATTAGTAACGCTCAATACGCTGAACTGCGGAATAAACACCGGGGTATTCTCCTTGCATACCTTTGAGCATAGGCGCTGGCTGATACTCACTTGTAATTTGTAAGGCGTTGCCGTGCTACCCAGTGACGGTGTAACATTAATAATCGGCGTTGCGATGTTGGTTGAATCACAATTACAACTCATAGTTTCTAATTGGTTGCTTATATTACTACTCTCTACTGTCTTATCACTCATCTGTTTTCGCGCCGAGAGTATTAGGCTCGTTATTTTTCGGGAAAAGAATCTCGTGTATTTCGTGAATCTCCTTGAATATAACCGCAATATCCTTTGAAATGTCGATGATATTGAGGTTAATAACCTCGAAGATATTACGTGGCTGTGGTTGCTTATTTTCTGCCATAGCGTTTTAGATAGTTGTTAACAAAGAAGTTATCTTTATATTTGCATAATAACTGCGTCAGCATATCGGCTGTAACGGCAATGCCTTGACTGCGTTTGCTTTCAACGAAATCGCGTAATGACTGCGATAACGCCGTTGCTTCGTCCGCCGAGTCTGCGTAAACATAAAACTCAATCTTAATCGGTTGCATCTAACTAATTTGCGGGTAGTGGTGGAATATCCGTGACGGCTTGCATTTGTGTTGCGCCACCGCCATTTCTAAACATCTGCACCATGTTGTAGGCTTTCATAAACTTATCCTCATTTTGGTCTATAAAGCCGAAAATGTTATTTACCGCATCACTAAATTGCTGCACGGCTGTCGGGCGTGGAACGTCGTAATCGGGGATATTTTCAATGCCGTCTGATAGAAACTTGTAGAGTTTAGAGGCTCTGTCAATATCTCCGCGACATGACGCTAAACACGACATTTTAAGCGAGATTTTAGAACTTGGATTAATCATACGAATATCAATTTTGCGAGTCCACCACATTAATTATTTTTGAGTTGGTTTGAAATACTGAAAGGGGTAGGGGTAGCGCATATTTGCTACCCCTTTGGCGTTTAACCGCCGCAACCGCATCCGCAATCTTGTGTTGCAACGCGCTGAACGCGAAGCGCACAGTTTTGCTGAATGACCGAGCTTAGCGGATTGGTGCCGCCATTGCTGTTGTTGAGCAATGCCAATGCTTCGGCAGTTGCCAGTGCGTTTGCCCCTGCGGAAGCTGCACCGCCTGCGCCATAGGCCGCCGAAAGGCTGCGCTGTGTTTGGTTGACATCAATGTTAATGCCATCCTGTCGGACTGCCTCGCGGTTCATTGTGGCTGCAATAAGCTCAATAGTCTTGCCTTGTGCTGCAATGGCGTTTTCGTTGCCGCGAGCGCGTGACTTAGAGGCTTGATTTATGCCCCAAATTCCGGCAATAGCGAGCAGTAGCGCACCGCCGCCGAGTCCTGCGCCGAGTCCGATGGCGGTAGTTGCCGCACCATCGCGACGGTGGCAGTAGCCGTAACCGTAGCCATCATAGCCACAGCCGTAACCGCGTTGACCGCGAGCCGACTCCCACATCGCCAAATCCCCCGAAGTAAGATAGTTTGTTTCCATGTGATATAATAAAAAAGCGTTGCGACTCAATGTTGAATCGTAACGCAAATTTGGTATTAAAAGTAAGGTAAAGAAAATTTATATCATCATAAACACATCTGCTTGTATTGTAGACAATTACATGATTGACTATAACGCCACATATCCATTGCCGTCACCGCGATTAATAAACACTCCCGCCGCACCGACTCTTATGCCACAGCTGCCAACGTGAAGCATTATAGAGCCGTCACCGACATAACATACAGTCTTGTTCCAAATAGAACTGAAACCGTTCTTTGCGATTGTCGTGACGTTTGCAAAATCGGTTTTAACTTTGCCCGTGAGATTGACCCACCAAAATACGGGGATATTTGCGAGCCTTGCGCCATCGGCACTTGTCGTTTCGTTGACGTTAAGTTTTATTTGATACGTTCCACTTGTATTTACACGGAAACTTAGCGTAAATGCCACGGTCGCAAAGAAACCACCTATCGCTTCCGCTGCATTATCGGGATTAACAATAGAACCGTAATCCTCAAACTTACAGCGTTGCGACTCGGAAGTAACTACTGTGCTGTCTTTGAGTAATTGCACGGTAAAATTAGGATAGTTAGTCGGCCATGGCTCCGGCGCAAAGTCAGTGATATTCGCCGATTCGTTGGGGATTAGTACCTTGAAACTTGCATTTAGAGTTACCGTCGTATTTGTCGGAAGTCCGCCAAGTAAGATTGTCTTGGCAATTTGATTACTGGCTTCATCTAACATACTGCCATCGTAGGTTGCAGACAGTGTAAAATAGCCTCTCTGCGTGTCAAGTACATGGCTAACATCGAAGTCAACAACATCTAAGTAGGCGTTACCATCTTCAAGCGAGTCGGCTGCAATGCGCAATCTTTCTTCGCCGCCGGGACCAAGCATGAACAATCCATCTTCCGACACTTGTATTTTATCGCCGATTTCAAGTGAATTTTGCTTAATCCTTACCGTGTTGTTGGCTGCGTAGACAGAGCCATCCATCCTCACGCCGAAAGTAGACGGAGTTTTATCTGTGACAGTATCATCTTCGGGGTCGACCCTATCGCCACCCGCAAAGAACGCCAGTCCACCACCGACTTCATCTTCGCTGTAAGTACCGCTTGACCCGGCGCGAGTAGTAAACTCGCCGAGGCTGTTTTTATCGCCGAATCTAATGGCCGTAGTCTGAATTAGACCGCCGCTTATATCCGTGTCGTTTTCAAGTGCTTTGCGTAGATAATCATCGCCGATAACATCCGAGATATTTTCACCGTTGATTGTTGACTGAATAGAAATATCACCTTTGATTGTCAGTTTGCCATCCTGCCACTCCATGAAGTCATTTAATCTATCGCCTATAAACAACCGTGGATTGGTGCCGCTCTGACGACCCACAAAGTAATACTCATCCCCGGTGGAAGTTACGCTGTTAAGGTTGGAGATATAAGCCTCATATCCACCGCCGATAACGTCACGTACTTTTACATACTGACGTTCAGAGTTGCTGTAATTACCATAATGGCAGATAACATCACCAACCTGCGGAATACCCGAGCCGTTAACGTCCGTGGTGCTTAACAAGATATAATCAACGCCAACGCCAATTACACGCCGCTTATAAAATTTGAGTTGCAAGTTTTCTGCATCAAACCGTTGCGACATAGCCACATCATCAATCATAAATAGATTAACGACCGAGCCTTGTTTTTGGTCGAAGTAACAATAATAGCCATCGTCGGTTAACAGCACGTTAGTGACTGTCATTTGCGCTGCCGATGATATTTCTTTGCCACCCATGACGGATATTTGATTGACAACTAGATTATTGACCGAAAACTCTTGACGTGCTACGTATTTATCAGCTTCAATAACGGTATTGCCATCGCCATCACGATAGACACCCCAACCAACGCCCGCGACGCTACCTTGTCGAAAATCGCTGCTTGTAATCTTCCCCGCGAACTGCGTAGGTGACAGTGATAATTCTTCAATGCCATCTTTGCGCAAATAAAGTTTGTCGCACACGATTTTGACTATCTGTTCTATGTTGGATATGCTTCCGAGTCGGCTGTAAATCGTGGAAATATCGCTCTGAATTGTGGTAACTGCATTTGTCGACGACTCCACCTCGTCAGACAGAGTGACTTCAACATCAGGCAATAATGCTGCACTTTCTGACGACGGTTCATTATAGGTGTATGTAATCGCTTGTAAATACAGCGTTTCAGTGGGCGTGTCGGTAATAAATCGCGAGTCTGCAATTCGGACGGACGCGCCGACGGTCAGCGAGTCAATTAACTTGCTTGTGCCATCTTCGCCAACTTGATTAACGCGGTTTTTGTCAAGACTAACAACATACGTCGGCTTAATGTCCTTAACCTCGTCGAGTTCTGAATACTTGTCGTCGTCAAGATAGGACTCCGCCCACAATACATATTGGTGTGGTAGGTCTATGCCGATAAAATAGAAGTGGTCGCCCGCCTTGCCTTGCGTTTTCGTTGACGGCAAATACAAGCCCGTCGCGTCGTAATCTGCGTCAGACTTTTCGAGCGTGATACGCCAGTGTGACATATAACTATGCTTGACTAATTTGCCATTCTCTGCGGTTTCCCACTCGCATAGTTGTTCTTCGTGAACCGGTATCTTTGTCAGTAAGAAGTCATAATCCTCTGACGTTGATAATAATCCCGACGAAAAGGCAATTGCTGCCTCGCTGCCTAAGTGGTCGCCAAGTATAGGCTCCCATACGCGCCTTGCATAATCTTCCTCGGTTTCATTTGCGCGTTTCTCTGTCTGCCATATATTCTTGATAAGAATATCGAAAGTACGGCCAAATAAATCATCGTCGCCCGATACGCTTGCCATCGTAACACGAGCCGAAGATACAGTAACCATAACTCGCGAGTAATCTTTGTCGGGGTAGTTGTTTTGCACCGTGCATTCCAACTTGTAATAATACGTACCCTCGGGGAAATTAGTTGCCGTGTATTCTTCTCCGCTATATTTGTTTACTATCGTGAATTTTTGGCTTTCAATGACAAAATAACCGCTGCTTATATCTTCGAGTTCGTCCGTGCGGCCACTGACGGAAACGACAGCTGAGAAGTTCGCTTTCTTATCCGGCGCAACAACAAACTCGGGGCCTATGATTTCAAAGTCTTGCGACTCGTTTTTCTTGACTCTGATAACTTTGGCGGTGTCGTCCATAGTTGACTCAACTGCGTCTGACGTCACACGCGAAGTAACATCATCGGATGTAACCTGCTCAACATATATCGCTTCATCGGCACGGCCTATGCCGTCAAGTTCAACGCCTTGTATTGTCGGGTAAATATCGTCGTTGTCGTCAAGTCCACCCATCAAAATACCGTACAAGGCAATGCTACTACCCGCGGTAATCACAACTTCGCCGTTGTCGTTGACTTCGTATTTGTCGGCAACATATTCGACCGGATTAAAGCGTTCATCGGTATGGCCTAAAACGTAAGCCCAACTCGTTTTCGCGTATTCCTCGTCGTAAGGCTCTACCGCGATAGGCTCTACTGTGTCGTCGTGTGGATATGGCGTAATTGCCGTGCCATCCGTTTCTGTGAGTTGTCGGTTGGGGTTGGTTTTCCATCCTTTGACGTAATCGCGGAATGTCTTGCCTCGCAGTTTGTCAAAGTAGATATTGCGTAGCTCGGGAATCCAATCCGGGTCGGCTGCAAATGTCGGGTTGTCGGGGTCGACGTCCTTAAAATATCTATAAGGCAAATTCTGGTCGCCCCCACGTCCGATAAGCATATTGCGAATATCGTCGCTCTGTACTTGACGCTCAAATTTAAGCAGACCGCCATCAAAACCATATTGAAAAATATGCGACACTTCCGTAGTGGGGTAGCCGACTCGTATAACATACTTTTCTCCGCCTTGTTTTGTGTTATCGTTATCCGTGTGAGGCTCAATCTGCCAACGTACCGACCATAACTCGTAGTATTTTTGCAAAACACCCCACAGCGTGGAGTGGCTTATCTCTACTGTCGTAGTTTCTACGTCCGACTGCCACTCCGGGTTTAAGTCAAGTGTAATGCTGTCGCCGTAGTAATAATACAATACGCGGTTAAACAGTTCGCAAAAATCGACCAAATTTAGGCTCACATCGGCTATATATTTGTCGGGTACTGCGGTACCTGCGTCAAGGGCTTGTATTGTAAAGAAAAACCAGCGCTTTAATTGATAGATTGCCCAATGCTGAAACGTCAACTCAACGGTTGATTTGCGGGATGAATACTCCTTTGACGCTTGTGGCTTGCGTAGTGGCATGATGTATTTCTCGCCCTTAAATGCAATTTCCCAGTCAAACGAGAAGTCAGGCGCGATTGTACCGTCAATTTTAATCTTCGCCGTGATATTTTTGTCGTCCATATCCTGCAATGTGCAAGTCGCTTGACTCAGCGTAGCATATTGAGGTAGGTTAAGTTCTGTTATTTCTCTAATCATACAACACCGCCGTTAATAAATTCTTGTTCTGCGAGTATTAGTTTGCCATCCTCGGTTGCGAGTAGCTTACCATCTTCGGTAGTCAGAGTCAGATATTGCTCTAAATCAAAGTCGCATTCCTGCGGTTTATTGACTCGCAATTTTAATTCAACCTGCACACAGTCAAGCACAGTGCCATCGCTGCGCCTGTAAAACTCAGGTGGCTCGGCAATCGGCTCGGGTAGTCCGACAATTTTAACGCGGTTGTGGTCGTTATAAAATACCACATCCTTGTATTGTCGAATGTCGCTGCCGTTGGCTTGCGTGTATAGTGCTTTATTAAACGCTGCAATTTTGGCGTTGGCGTTAACTCTGTTTTTGTTGGGGCATTGAATCAAGAATTTAGCCGTGTAATCAAATGCATCCTGCACGGTATTAGAGTCTATATGCTCCCCCGCTTCTTCTGCGTAAGAAGTAACGTCGCGTGTTTTTATCGGTGCTTCCGTGCGCTCGTCTGCGTCAAGATAGATAAACCCCCATTTGTCGTAAGTATCTTCAATGGCACCATCCCCGATTTTAATTCTTGCTCTAATCATTCACTTGTAACTTCTTCGATAGGTTCATATTTCAAAGGTGGATTTTGTGCGGGCTTACGCCGATTACACTTTTCGCCGCCGCGCCCGACTTCCCGAAAGCATTTCCAGCTACGGTAGTAAAGCAACTCCTTTTCGAGGGTTCCGATTTTGCGGGCGTCCGTCACTCGCGCCTCGTTCAACTCGCGTATTTTAGTTGTCTTATCCTCAATGGTGTCATTTAGTTGTGCTTGTATTTTTATTAACTCGGTATTAAATCTGTTCGCTTCTGACAGTGAGCTATGCAAGTCGTTAATTCGCGTAGTAAACTCCTTGCGCATATCCCCGAGCGTTTCTTCATACATATCTCTGATAGACTTTTCCGCTGACACAGAACTTTCAATTGCCTCACTTTCGGCCTTATCCGCTTCTGCTGTCTTGATACGCGAATTTGCCTTGCGGTGAATCCACGTGTTAATCGCCCACTTAACGCTCTCAAAGCCGCCTAATGCCACAACCATGGCTCCCGCGGCTTCCGCAATTGTAGTTATATTCATAGTATTGTTTCTGATTTGTATTTTAAGAATTTAGCATATCTGTTATCTCTTGCCGAAATGTCGTTTTTGCCGAAGATGTAAATTGGGAAACGTACTTGATTGTATTGATTTTCCGTTTGTCGGCAAACTACACGCATACGACAATTGTTTGCAAAATATAGCATGGGGATAGTGCATTTTTCATAGTCCATAGCCACACTAACAACACCCTTGCAATTATGGAATATATAAGTCTGCAATCCCGAAATTAACTCGCCGTTAAACTCGCGATTAATATACACTCCCTTGTCTTGAAAATCCCCAAATTCCCGACTTAGGATGTCGTAACTCGGAAAATTGCGCTCCAAACACCAGTCGGGATTTGCAACGTAATAATCCACGAGCGACTTAATTTCGCGTTTTTGCATCTGCCGATTCCCTTGCAGGCAAATGCCTTTGTTTAATGCTTCTGCTATAAGCAAATCTTTCAGTTGCTTAGAATCCATCCCCATGCTATATTTTTATTTCCGATATTTTTTAATCAACCAAATAATCGCCACGATTACGAGCAAAACTGTAAGTGTGATACATACCTCACCGAAATTCATTTTGGCTTTCTGCCACGATGTTAACTCTCGCTCTACGGGATATGGCACGGCCACAGAGTCCGTGCGTATTACCGTTGTCGTATCATGTACCGCCACGTATTTAATCCTTACTCTGTCGCGGTAGACAATCACGGAGTCGCCTTTGATGTAGACGAAGTTATTGTCATGCACTGTGTCAGTCACTACGCGCTCAACTTCATGGTCTTGATACTGCGTTTTTACCGTTTCGACCGGCACATAGGTAGTGCGCGAACACGAACACATAAAACACGCCGTAACGATAAACACCAGAGCCAGCAGGTACAGCAGGATAACCCCACCGCATCCGATTCGCCTTGTCGTTTTGTAATTCATAGGCTTATATTTGAAGGTTAAAACACTTGTCGACGGTTGCGCTTCGGGTCATAACTGACGTGTACCCAGCCGTACTTGTATTTCGCGCTGATAAGTTGGTCGTAAGGCAGTTTCAGTCGCTGTATTAACTCGTACAGAGCTTTGTTTTGTGCTGCCGTACCAACTGTAATGTCGGCCGCTTGTCCGCTCATGTGCTGTGAGCCGACAGCACCACCGACAGCCGTGTTGAGTCGGTTGCTGCGGTACCCCGAAGTAACTGTTATCGGTCTGCCGTAGGCACTGCGCAGCGGGTCAAGGATATTTTCGACCAACGCTTTAAGGTTTGCCACGGCGATAGCGTCGGGAGTGTTGTCTATCCCCTTTCGCTGTGCCGTGTCGCTCACCGTGAGTTCGTCCAATGTAAAGTATTTCATAGGCTTATATTTGGGTAGTAATTACCTTTTTGTGACTCGCGTTATTGCGCAACGCTGTCCGATTGCGGCACTTGCGGCATTTCATATCCGCCGGCCGTGCCATCAATGAGATTCTGTTTAGCAGTAACTTTACATTCATCAATATAAGCAAGATACTCCTTGTATTTCTCACCCGCTGAATCTTGCTCTCTCGCGAATTGAATCTCTTGTCCCGTGGAATATTTCAAGGCTATAAGCCTCTCCACTTCTTTGTCGTACTGTGCTTTATTATAAGCAGGTTTTTCAGATGCATCGACTTCCGCCCAGTTGTCAACTTCTTCTGCCTTAATTGCAATTTCAGTCACCCAACTGTCGTTAATGCTGTTATACAGCACTTTACCATCATCGGCCTTAATGCTTAAAAACTTGCCATTATTAAATTCTCTTTGTTTCATTCTGTTATTCTTTACTAAATGTTATATTCTTCTCTGCCGCCGATTCCACCAATGCGAGCCATTGCGTCCTTTCATCTTCCGTTAGTGCTGCTGCTGCTGTGTTGTCATAGTCGCCCGTCAGTTTCGCGTAGACGTCGGCATGAACTACTACCTCACCCGTCGTAACGGTCTTGCTTTGCGCGATAAGTCTATATAAGCTGCCATACGATAATTCATCCGCAGACTTTAAATTAATTCCCGTATTTGCGTCCCATAAATTAAGCCCATACAATTCTTTAAGTCCACGTGCATACATTAAACCGCCAAAGTCCTTTTTTAGGTTTTTAAAACCGTTTAAAGCGTTTATGAAACATATTGTATGGCATTTATTGAAGCAAAACGACCACAAACCATAATTACCTTCACCTGGTATTATCGCAGTTTCAAGATTTGCTCCATTAAAAGGAGCATACAATTCCATATTAGTTACCCAGCCCCCCACACCTGCGAGCATATTTGTTCTAATGTTGTCGTTGCCATAATAGCCGCAATATGACACATTGGCTGTCCCAAACCATAAAATAGATAGCATATCTTGCTCTGTCAGGTCTGTCAAGCCGTTCAGTTCAAAATACCCGGTCGCAGGATTATAATATGGATTGTTTCCACGATAATACCACCATGAGGGCAAATACTGGCTATTATAACCTAAAAAATAAGGTCGTTTCGGTAAACGGTCCATCAATAGCTTAGGTTCAACCCACGCAGCGTCATGCGCTTCCAGTTTCTCTCGTTCTTCGGCGGTCACTTCCATAAAGTCAGACTCAGACTCCGTTTTGGTTAAAACTTTGCGCGTGTAAAATTGGTGGAAATTTGTGGGGTAGGATTGCGTGAGATACCCCCCCCATCGGTGTAAAGCTCTGTGTATGAGCCTATTGTGCGTGATAATATTGCCATGATAATAATTTATGAGATTGTTGCAAATGCGATTTTTCTATTCAGTGCTTGGTCAAACAGGGCGTACCATGTTGTGTTGCTTTCATCTGTCAGTTTGGCATACACATCTGCGTGTACATACACTGTAATATCAGTCGAATTGACCGCTTTATCAATGAGCCATTTCAAAGAGTCATACGAAAGTTTCGGACTGTAGCCGAAACCCGCGCTTTGATTCAGCCCCGACATTCTTACTTCTTCAAGGCTTTTACAACCGTAGAATCCATCGTTAATTATAGCGTTGCGGACATTAAACACACCGCGCACCTCGCGTAACTTACTGTCCGAGTGGAATGTTCTGTCAAAATTACTAAGAGATAAGATGTCAGCATACGAAGTAAACTGTATCACTTCAAGATTAGGCCAGCCTGAAAAGGAAGATGAAAAATTCATGTCCACTCCTATTGTCACATAAATAGGCAACATAGTCCTACAAGTGTTGTTTTCCGAGCCGAAGTGATAGTAAGATGTTTCGCAGTTGTTGGCTCGAGCATACGAGCGTTTATTCAAAGCCATAATCTCAACAGCTTCGGAGTAGGGAATATCTGTTATGCCATTCAGTTCAAAGTACCCCGTTTTCGAATTATACGTTCCGAGCTGACCTGCACGATATTTACATACGGCGTTCCACTCGTCAATGAAACACTGTGGAATGTTGCTGCCATCAGCACCGACTTGTATTAGGCCTATATTATTAGACGCTATTTGCTGCTGTGAACTTGTAAACGTCTGTTTCTTTGTGCTAACATAATTGTCTATAACACTGCTCAACTCCCCCGCCACATATTTCAGTTCTGAGTCGTCCGCTTTGGTTTCAGCATAACTTTGCAACTCCTGCAACGCCGTGACGTCGGCTTTCAGTTCAAGTTGATTTTTAAGCCCCTCGGTTTCAGAGTCGCTGAATCCTTGCAGAAAGTTTTCGACATCCTTGAACGTGTCAATCACACCCTCTACGCCCGTGCCGCTTACAAGCGCGTCAAGCGAATTTGAAGTGCTTTCTGCTGCTTCCTCAACTTCTTTGACTCGCTTTTTAAGTTCCTTGAAATCCGAGTAGTCGGTCTTGGTGTCTACGGTTTCTGTCAGTGCATCAAGTTTGGTCTGCACGTTGTCCTCGACATCCTGCTGCAAGGCCTCTAAGTCTGTTTTGTCGGCTTTTAAGTCTAACTGCGATTTTAAGCCCTCGGCTTCACTGTCTGAAAAACCGCTCAAAAATGTTTCGACATCCTTAAACGTGTCAATCACGCCCGCTGTACCCTCGCTGTTAAGTAGCGTGTCGAGTCGTCCGTTAACGTCGTTGACTGCGCTGTCTACGTCTGTTTTGTTGGCTTTCAAGCCGATAGCCTCGTAAGTCGTAGTCTTGTCTGCTTTTGCGTCAAGCTGCAAGTTGACCTTGCTAAACTGCTTTGTATAGTCGGCGTAAATCGTCATCCACATCTGGTTAACTACGGTGTTAATGTAAGTCCCCAGTTGCTCCAATGTTCGCTTTAAGCCGTCTGAATTAAGAAATTTCATGCGCTTCTATTTTTTATTAGAGTTCATCTTCATCATCCATCCCCAACGAAACGGCCATTGCTGTCATCGCGGCCTCGGCTGCTGTCGAAGTCATGCCGACATCTTGAAATACCGAGTCCACATCGTCGTCACTCATCGGTAGCGGTCTGTCCTCGTAGTCAAGCAATAATCGCATTTCGTCGCCCGTCCACTGCCATAGTGCGCTGCCACATAGATACAGCACATCTTGGCGTATCTTGCCGCTGTCGTCGTAGTACCACCAACGAGTCGCCCATTTTTGCCAATACTTACCGTCGGAAGTTTTCAGCATGAAACCGCAAGTCGCGTAATACTCAACCGCGCCACCCTCGTCGGTTTCGCCCATCTCCGTAGCCACTGCAACGTCCTCGCTCAACTCTACGGCATTTACTTGCCGTATGCTTTTATACGTAGTATCTTCCTGCTGAATTTGGTCGATAATGTCGAGCGGAATTTTCACGGTTTTGTTGTCGGGGCTTATTCCGAGTGCGAAAGCTCCCGTGTATTCCTGCGAGAGTGGTAACTGCGAGCCATAAATTACATTTGAATCATCTGCCATCTATATCTAAACTTTAATACTGTTTACAAATTTAGTTTTCCATGATTTGGGGATTATATTTGCAACTTTGCAGAAATCATAGTAAACTCTGCGCCGTGGTTTCCCTACGAAATTACGCGATAGTACGTTGCGCATATTAGCCTCGTTTTGTCCGTAGAAATCAGCCATATCCGTAGCGGTGGCGTCGATTTTCAACTGCTGTGTCAGAACGTCAGCCACCGACCGTAATTCTTCCATTGTACAGCGGTCATTTTCCACTTGATAACGTAAGTAATCTAATATGTTAAGCACCAATCTTTTCATATCGCAAAGTTAATGTTTTACTGCAAAATTGCAAATATATTTTGTTGTATATTAGACGAGTTGGACGTTGACAACCTTTGACGCCTTTGAGTTTCGCGCGGATATAACCTTGCTTACATCGTCTGCAATATTCTCGCAATGTTGGGCGATAAGTTTGCACTGTGTCAACGACTCCGCTGTGTGTCGCTCAATCATCTGTAATTGAGTGACTGACTGTTGTTGCAAGGCGATAGCGTCTGCAAAATCAACATCAGACTTGCTGCTGATGCTGCTTTCAAGCAAGGCACGTATCGTAGCGACGTTCGCAGCAATACCCGGCACAAAACTTACGTAGTAATTGTTCGTGTTCGTCATTGCTGCAAGGCCGTTAACGCTTTCTTCTGACGCTTCGGCAAAGTTGCGTGTAATACCGCTCGTATCACTGTCGCTTGAAAGTGAACTTACGTCAACGCCCGCCGCCTTGAGGCTTGCAATTGTTGTGCGGAGTCCGCTGTCTATGTTGTCAATCGCATCGGGTATTCCCGCTGTTACGGCTTGTATTTCCGCTGCCGTGAGTTCTCCATCTTTGGCGAGTTCGTCAATTTGGTCGAAAAACGGCTGCAACTGTGCTTCAACAACTTTAGCCATGAGTGATTTAACGACCATGCTTTGAATCATGTCGTTGAATTGTTCTTTAATGGCGTCCGTTGTGCTTGAAAATGACAAATACGCATCGAGCCACGCTTCGGCGAAGTCTTGTGCTGCCGAGGCTAAATCCGAGTCGGTAAAATACTCCGATAACTCGCTTGCCATGTCTTTTATCTCATCGGCTGCGTCACGCGCACTTTCGAGATAGTCTTGGATTTTATCATCATCGGCTTTCTTGCCCTTACTGCGCTCTGCTTCGGCTTGTGCCAAATACGCCTTTTGCTGCGCTTGTAGGCTCGCAAGGCGTTGCTTGTAATTGCGTATATAGTCCGAGCCAAATGCTTTGTCTTGTGCGTTTTCAAGCCTATCATAAGCGTAAGACAATTGGTCGATTAAGTCTTGCTGCCGTTCAATTTCTTCATTGGCTTTCTTGACTTTTCGGCTTGAAATTACGGATACAATGGCCGTTAATGCACCTACTGCGGCACCAATTGCAGTGACCCACCACATAGTCGAGCTGATGGCGACCGCGATAGCCAAAATCGCAGACATGACAGCCGACATTGTTTGTAGTCCCGTGACAGCTCCGTTAATCAATATTCCTATTTCGCTGTCGGAAGCTACATCCAATGCGTCAGAAACTTTCTGTATTGCGTCAGCCATAGAATTACAAGCACTCGAAGCGTCCGTAAGGCTCTGCTGGAACTCCGACATATATTTACGCGCTTCATCTTCTGCATTAGTGATGTTTTGGCTTGACTTTTCTTCTTTTTTCTTGGCCTTGCTGACTTTCTGCTCCGCTTTCAGTGTATTTGCAACCGCCGTATTAAGTGCCAATTGCGCTTGTAGTCCTTCTTCGGTGTCGATTAAGCCTTGCTCGCGAAGTTGGTTGACTTTGCTTTGCGCCGCTTCTTGCTGCTGCATCGCAGTGCTGTATTCGAGTTCGGCTGTTAGCGTTTCTTCCGAGTCGACCGAAAATGACTTACGTGCGTCACTCGCTTTTTTGAGTGCATCGCGATAGCCTTTGACGCTCGCAATGACGTGTTTTATCGGGTTGCGCGATAATTGTTCTTCGTTGATTTTGTCAAGGGCAGATACAAGCGTTTTTAAGTTTGTTGCATCCTCCAAATCTTTCTTGGAGTCAATTAACTCTTTGAGCTTTGTCTTGATACGAGCCAGTGTTGCGGATGAAACTTTATCTAAGTCTTGGAAGATTTTCACATAATCGTCCGAGGCTTTAAATTCCGCTTCGTCCACCCCTGCAAGTTGCTGTTGCTCGCGCTGTCGCGATAATGCAAGCCATCTCTGCTTTTCTTCGTCCGCGAGATTGGACTTGATAATATCGGCACGTTGCTTCTCCGCTGCTTCTATAATCTCTGTGCGCTGCTGTTCAAAGTCTTTCGCCTTTGCGAGTTCTTTCTGCCATGTAGATATTCTGTTGGCGTACTCCGACATACCGCTCTGGATAATCGACTCTGCTGTTGGTTGATTGTCCTTTGTGATAAAATCTTTGTAGGTTTCGTAGATTTTTTGCAGTTTGGCATAGTCTACCGTTCCGAGTCTGCGGTTGATAGCCTCGCTTACATCTACACCCTTAAAGACTTCCTTGATTTGGTCTATTATCGACTGCTTTAAATCTTCGCCGTTAGTGCCGTAAACGGCAACTGTGAGTTTTGCCGAGAGTTCTCTATTACCTGTCGACTCAAAGATTTTCTCAAAAAACTCATTGGCTGTTTTAAGCCGTGAAACTCGCGACTGCAATGCTTTAAGTCGTTTTTCCGCTGCCTTGGTCACTTCATCAATGCTTATATTTTCGAGTTGAAAAACAGCCTCGTCAATATCTTTGCCCAATGACGGAAATAAATTCTTGCCCTTTGCGCCTTTCAGGCCTTGCAGTTTGCGCATTTGAGCGATGAAATTCTGTAAGTTCTGTTGTAGCGTAGCCGAATCAAACGGAGTCTTAAACTCGAAGCCGTATTTACGCGCTTTCGCTTGTAACTCTTTGATGGTATTACCAAACGCCGACTGTATCTGACTTTTGGCTGCTACTTCACCGATTTTATCTTTGAGTTTGTCGTACTCGTTATAGAGTTTTGTCGTAAGGCTTATTTCCTCTTTGAGATTTTGTAAGCGTGGGTCTTGCGTGTTACCGCCGCTTTTTGAGCCTTTGGCGAAGCCTTTAATCAAGTCAAATAGAGCCGAAAGCATTTTGACTTCATTAGACGCATTTTCAAGTTCTTCGTCCGACACGGGCTTTAATATGCCTACGCCAATACCGCTATTCATTTGCGCCTTGTCGAGTTGCAGTTCTTTGACCTTGCTTTTAGCCTCATCCAGCGAGGTCTTTATGCGGTCTGCGTATGCGTCAATTTCCTCTGTCGCTTCCATTAGATACTGCTTCATTTGGTCGGGCAGTATGCTGTATTGTGCTGCAAGCAACGATACTCTCTCGCGTAAAATGTTCACGGTTCTGTCGGTCGGCACTAAGTTTTCGTACTCTTTGATAACCTGACGCACCGCGTTTTTCTGTGCGATAGATAGTTTACTCCACACTTTCTCGTCCTTGATTTTGTCGAAGAAAATTGCGGATATACGCGAAGTTGCATCTTTAACGTCCGACTCTGTGCTCGCAAATGCGTCGCTCCATGCCGTACCGAGGACTTCTTTAAGGAAATTGGTGTATTCGTTGATGGTGGCGTTTGTTGTCTTGCGAGAAAAAAGCAAGCTACCCGGTTGTGCGCCCGTGATAGTCAGATTTTCGACTTTCTTTCCGACATCTTCCCATGCTTTTGAATACTCCTGCAACTCACCCGTCTGACGTGCCATGCTTTGCGTTGTGTTGCGGATTTCTGCGTCCATGTTGCGCTGCATTTCAACAATTTGGGCGAGGTTTTTACCATCTGCAAGTTTTACAGCTTGTAATACACCTAATTGTCGCTCGCTTAGATAGCCGAATGTTTCATCAATAGACTGACGAACGACTTGAAATGCAGATTTAGTTGTCGTAGATGAAAGTGTTTTTATCCGCGAGAATAAGTCGCTGATTTGGTCGTCCGTGATTTGCATCTCTTTTATTTCGTTGCGATACTCCATTGGCCACCCCGGCGATTTGAGGTTGGATCTTGCCTTGCGCTCAAACGTCGTTATTTCTCCGCTTCGTTCTTCAATAATCGCATCAACTTGCTGCTGCATGGTACGCTTGGCAATGTACTGCTCTATCGCTGCTGTGAGTTCTGCGTAGCCATCTTTTTGTTTGCGTAGATTTTCGATAGTCAGTTCTTCGACGGGGATTATATTCTGATACGTGCGTTGCAATTCTTCAAGCGCATCTCGTTGCTGCTTGCTGCCATCGGCTGCGTTTACTGCCTCATCCGCGAGCCGCTTGAAATTGTAGACCGACTGCGCCGACTCTGCTGCACCGCTCTTTTGAATGTTTTCGAGGTTTTCCCTGAATCGTTTGGCCTTGTCGTCAGCAAACACGAGATATGTAACGATTTCGCTCAATGCCAAAATTACCCACATCCACGGATGGGCTAAAAACGCAGCTTTAAGGCTGTACATCGCTTTTGAGAATATATTAGTCGCGCTCGCCGCTTGTATCTGCGCTTTTATATACATTGCGTCCAGCATAATATTTGTTCGCTTCCATGCTGCGGCGTTTTTTGTTGCGATAATCTCTCGATTAGCGGCGACAAGTTTCGCGTTTAGTGTGGCGATATGTGCTTTGTTGGCTGCGCTTGCGGCGTTTGTTGCGATATTAGCGTTAAGCACGGCGAGTTTGTAAACGCCAAAAGTTACAGCCGCCTGCCCAATCACAAGGCCGACATTACGCCAGTTTTTCATTAAGTCTGTCGCCCACTGTATGGCGATTTTCATACCGCTGTTGACTACGCCTGTATTACCGATAGAGTCGTACATCACCGAAGCTGCATCACCGAGTTTCGCCCATAAACCGTAAAGTGTATTGCCTTGCTTTTCCTGCATATTATAGAATATGCCGCCTTTTTCGGTCATGTCGTTAAACACGTCGGCCACAACATCGAAGTGTACCATGCGCTTTTTAATCATCTCAAAGGTTTCGCCCGTGCTGATGGTTTTACCTTTGATTTCCGATAGTTTCTCCGACAGTAATTCAAGCATAGGAATACCCATCATGGCAAACTGACGTAACTCTTTGGCGTTCATTACGTTTGACGCCTTAGTTTCACCGTATGCCAAAATAAGCCTATCCATGTCAACACCCAGACCGACCGAAACATCTGCGAGTCGCTTGGTGGTTTCAAATAGCTTGTCGGTTTCAACGCGGTATGCTGCCAATCGCTTGGTGTATGTCGTTAAGTCGAGAATCTTAACCGGGGATTTAAGCGCGAATGACTTAATTTCGCCGAAGATAGAGTTGGCCTTTGATTGGTCTTGAATGATAGCCCCCAACGACACTTTTTGCAGTTCAAACTGTGCTGTAACCTCGCGCACTTGCGTTAGGAAATTACCCAGTGTAGCCACCGACGCATAAACGCCCATACGCTGGATTAATCGCGAAATATAAGTTGATTGGTTGGCGTATGCTCGGTTAACCTTACTTGCTGCATCCGCTTGTTTTTTTGCGGCTGCCTCAGCCTTTTGCGCTGCCTTGATTTCCGCGTCGACTGCTCGCTGTGAGGCTTTTTCGATATTCGACAACTCTTTATGTGTCGACTGTAAGGCTCCGCGAAGTCGTACATACTCACTTAGAATTTGCCTTGCACGCCCCGTATATCTTCCCTCGGCGTCGACCGCCGTAAGTTCTGCTTTTGATAGCGAGTTCCACTCCTTGGTGAGTTCCTTGACGCGCTTTTTAATATCCTTGATATTATCATCCGTATTTTTGATATTCAAGATTAACGGATTGGCGTTGATTTCCGCTTGCCACGTTTTTAGCAATTTGCGCGAATCTCCGCTTGCTCGTTTGATAGCATTATCAAGGTCAAAGTTAACAGGGAAAACAAGACTATCGGTACTTGTTGTTGCCATTATTTATTACTCTTGTTGTTAGTTGTTCCACTTCGTTTTGCTTGTATATCACCCATAACTACGCGCTGTAAATCCTCTGCGCTGTCAGTCGGCTTGCTTTCAGACTTGTGTATGTCCTTGACTTTACCGAATCCCATGCGGGTGAACAGTGATTGTGTCTGCTCTTTCGTGCGCTTGCGTTTGACGGTCTTTCGCTTCGGTTTTGGTGGCTCGTAGTCATAGTCGTAATAACTCTTGTCGGCCAACATCATTACGGTGTAATTTGCGGTATCTAACAGCCAATAACGTAGCCACGACCATAAACCGTAGTTGCCGTAAATTGCTTTTATCCGCTCGTTGTCGGTCGCTTCTTCAAACAGTGAAGCTACTTGTTGTCCGCCTCGCTTTTCTTCGTAGCGTCCTCTTCCGCTTGCTGCTCCGCTATCGCCCATCGCTTTAGCGTCTGCCTTACGCCGTCGCCAACTGGTTTCATAGAATATGCGAGTCGACTTTTTGAGATTTCCCAGTTGGCCAAAGAAAAATTTATCTCTTTATTCCACCCCCCTGCCTCGTTGATTCGGTAACAATCTTCTTCGTCTTGTAGCATGAGCCTACGCCACGTCAGCCAAAACAAGCCCGGGATAAACAACGCCTTATTGTTTAGCAGATAATAAGCCGCAGTCTTAGCGTGTAGCGTGTCGAGTTTATGCGCTATCGCTTGCGCTTGTTTGAGTTTCATAGGCTCTTTCTGCTTACCCGAAAGCGAGTATGCTTCGAGTTCAAGGCTGTGTATGCGCGTGGCTATCCACTTGCTTACTTGCTTTACTTTGTAGGTGCGCTTGCCTACGCTTATTACTGTCGGTAGACGTTGAATTATCTGCTGCTTGGTTGACAGTAGTGCGTCAAGTTCTTCGTCAGTGAGTTCTTGGGGGTCTTTTTCTTCTTCTGCCATGAGATTTGCGGTAGTTGGGTTAATAAACAAGGGGTGACGGTCAATACCTACCACCACCCCTCGTTATCTGTTTATACTCGTATTATTCTGCTTCGGTTGCAGCAACGGGAGTACCCTTGCCCCACATACAAGTACCGAGAGTATCGGTGTCGATGTATTCGGCAGTAGCACTCAGGTGAATACGCCACAGTTTGCTATCAAGAGTCAAGTTGCCGACGATTTTGGCTTTCGGCAGGAAAATCCATTTGTTGGCCTCGTCGTTGAGAATAGCAATAGGAGCGGTAGTCACGGGGAGTTCCACGAACTTAACTACGTTGCTGATGTTAGTAAACGAGTTAGAAGTAATTTCGGCGGTCACTTTGGTGGCTTTCATAATAGCCATCGCCATCTCGTCAGAGAGGTCGGCGACTTCACACTCGAAAGCGTAAGTACCTGCGGTTACTGACGATGCAATGGGGTCGCCTTGCTCATCTTTAATGGTGTCAATGGATGGCTCATCGCCCGTCCATCCGGTTGAATCTTCTACAACCTGACCCAGCGACATACCGAGAGTAGTCACATCTGCAAATGAAGTCTTTGCGGTGTAACCGTCGGTGGGCGCATCGAAAAGCACGATGTCACTCTGACCGTTAAATACTTCTGATACCTTTTTGGGAACAATACCTTTTTTAGTTGCCATGGTTTATAAGGTTTTAATCACAATTCCACATTAAATTTCAAATCTCTTATTATGTATGCCATGCGACATTTAAAACTGTCGTTGCATATCCAATACTTAAATTGACTGTCGGGGGTGTAATAACATTGGTGGGGTCAAACTCAAAGAAATAATCGCCGTAACGCTTACCGTCTATCAAGGCCTCACACTGTCGGGTAATCTCTTTTAAGCGCGTAGTTTTCGCCGTGTCGTTGGCATTATTCACGCAGTAGATTGTAAGCGCGATGTTTCCCGAATACAAGCCACGTGGTTTTGTAATCGAAGCAACTACGCCGTTAATCTGCGTCGTGATAAACTCGTCAGGGAGTTTTGACGACGGCTTTTTGGCTACCGAGTAGGCTTTGACGGAGTGCGACTCGTTGCCGATTTGCACTGCCGTCTGACCGTCAAGTGCTTGCGCCAATACTTCTTCGGGGTTGAGGTCTGATATATTTAAAACCATATGTCGTCAGTTTTTACTACTTGGAGTTTTGAGAGTATCTTTGTTGTGAGTTCATCTTTTGTGTATTCAAAGAAATATTGCCCACGGTGGCGCGGTGAGCCGACTTCGTTGACGCGATATGCGTAAGGAACAGCGGAGAAAACTACAATCCAAATCCCGGACGAAAACATTGAAGCGGCTTCGCTGATAGCGTTTGTTAAAAACAGAGTGCCATCAATGTTTGTCCAATTAAAGCCTTGGGTACCGTACCTTTGATTCGTCGTGGCTCGCTTTGTTGGAATATAACTTGCAATTCGCCCATCGGTATATACGGCTACGCCCGTTGCGTCGTGCAAGTTGGCCGTCCATTCCGGGATAACGCCCGAGTCGATGTATTGCACCATTTCATTGGCTACTTCAGTAAGTTTGCTGATAATCGCCGGCTTTACATTCTGTCGCAAGAACATTTGCATACCACGTTCAACAACATCTTGATTAAAGCCTATCCACCCGCTTACGTCTGCCATGCTAATCTTCCGTTACGTCAGTATCGTACTTCAACTCAATCCTCGTAAAAGCGTTGTTCGACAGCGGCAATTGAACATTTCTCACGGTGTTTACTTTGCCCTCTTTTGCAACTCCGCAAACTGCGACTACTCTTACCGTGTCATTCTCTTTTATCCTTACAAAACCGGGGATGAATACCACGCTGTTACGCTGTGATATGCCTTGATACGTCTGTACGCCTTGTTGATAAGCGCAGGCGCCTGAATACACATCGGTAGTGTACTCCGTGTCGTGTGCGTCAATCTCCGTCACGCGGCTTACAATACAAGTATCCTCAAATTTAAGTAAGTCCATAGATTACTGACTAATAAGTTTTTCTACACAGTCGCATTTCGCTTGCATCAAACATTCCGCCCTGCTCTGTCACGGATTCTTCGACTTCTGCGCCGATTTCTTCGCGGAGTTTATCAGCCATAGCGCGATAGTTTTCGCGGTCGCTCTGTGTAATGACAAATCCCGAAACTGACGCAGAAATGTCGCCAATCTGCTCGCTTCTACTTCCGCCTGAAAACACACCCGAAGCAGAATAGAATAATGTAGATGTCGCGTACTTTAGAGCTGCCAAAAAATCCGCGTCAGTAGCCCTGTCCTCGATGTTATCTTGGAGATTTAAGGCTTGAAACGCCGTCGGTTTGGCAAAAATCGGAGAAAGTGCGGCGTTTGCTACGACGTTGGAATCAAACGGATAGCCGGGTACTTGCGCTCTCAAATAGGCTTCAACTGTCATATTCTATTCTGTTTTTATTCTTGTTGTTTAGTTGTATTGGCCGGAACTTACCGTCTGACCCGTTTTGTCAATCTGCACAGTATTATAGTAGTACATATCTTTAGGACGAGTAAGCACGGGCAGCACAGTGAGTTCGGAAATCCACTCCTGAGTGCGTGTCTTAGCGTCGTAACGATATTCTACAATGCCGTGACCGCCGAAAATATCAGCAGTAATAGCAGAACTGTCGGGTCGGAGCGGTGCCACGTTTTTAAGGCTTATAATTGTGCCGAGCGGTGAAACGGAAATAACGCCGAAGTCGAACGCTTTAAGTCGTTCAGTCTTATAAACCTTGTTGACGGTATCAAGAATATCTACGCCGCACACTGTGTTGTAGTATTCAATTTCGTCAGCACCAACTGCGATACGGAACGCCTCTTTGAGTGCCTCAAATGTTGCACCACCTGCAACGGCAGCGGCTTGACTGTCGATTTTTGAGCCACCGTTAAGACGGAGTGCGGGATTGATGATGTAACCCAATTCGGTGAGTACATTGGGGTGATGTACAAGATGGTAGGCGTATTCATCGTCCATGCGGAGCTTAAATCCCGAGTAATACTTCCATTTAAGTTCAAGCAGTTTTTGAGCGATTACCTTGATGGGGTAAACGTCAGTATTGGCTGTGAGTTCGCCGTTAACCGAGTCTTGATAGAAGAATGTTACGTCGATAAAGTTATCTTCGGGGACGTGCAAGTCAAAGGTTACACCTTTCAGACCGCGAGGATTATTCTTGTCGTTGAGTGTGACTTTGCCCTTACATTTGGCTTGACCGACAGCGTAATTCAGTGAGTTGCGGTGTCCGTCTGCGATGGGGGCTTGGGTGTCAAATAGATAGCCTTCAAGATAACTGCGAACGGCAACAGTCGAGTTGATGTTGCGCAAGTCGGCAACACTCATGACGTCGTTGAGGTCGTTGAGTTGGTTGCGGTAATCTTCTTCGGTACGACGTACAAGTACGCGCTGACGAGGAATCGAGCCTGTAAGTTTTTCAAGCGGTGCTTGTGCGCCTACGGCCAATGGCTCTGAACTGATGGAAACGTAAGTTGCCATTGCGGTAACTTTTTCCTGCAATTCAAGCATTTCATAAGTGAACTTTGTTTGCGGACGCGCCCACTCTGCGTCGGTGATATTCAAACCTTGGTTTTCAACCAAAGTCATGATGCGATTCCAATATGCGTCGTAGCTGGTGGCGTTGTTATAACCCAGCGTAGACATAATGGAGTCTATTCCAAATAGTCTATCCATGCGTTAAGCCTCTTTAATGAAAGTGATACGTGTAAGCTTGTTTTCTTGGGCTGTGGTGACGGTAGCCTTAGAAAGCGACGCATAAAATTCTCCGGCCACAACGATGTCGACGGTTGCGCCATTCTCGCCGATAACCACGTCTTGGTACAGCAGACCAATAGGGGAAGTGGCGTTAAAGGTTACAGTACCGCCCACTTTGTCAATAGATACGGGCGTTCCTGCGGGGTATTCCTTGCCGACTGTATTTGTCGAGTCGACGGGAACATACGCGCCAGCCGGGTAAAGTTGGATGTTACCGCCAAAGACCGGCATACGACCCAACGTAGCTTCGGAGCGCGAATTACTTAGTGAATTTCCATGTACTGCCATAGTTCTTCAAAAATGTATTAGACTTATATTCAACTCTCTTTGGGTAAACGGCCGGATTCGCGCAAGGCTTTAATTGTTGCGTCTAAATCCACGCTGTTTTGACCCCCGCCGTCACTCGCAATCGGCTTACCAACTTCGCCGCCTTTATCCAACACTGCGCGTTCAAAGAAATAGTCAAATTCCTTACGGAGTTCATCTTTTGACAACTTTCTTCCGCCTTGATCGAAGTTCCTCATAGCGAAATCCCACGAGTTTTTTTTCTCTTTCGAGTAGGAGTTAATCCACGCTTCTTTGTTGATGTCTGCAAGTACAGAGTCGATAACCGACTGAGAATTTCTCTCGGACTCGTATTTATCGAGTCTTTCTGTTATTGAACTTACAGCCTTAGAAACCGACTCGGCAATCATTGCTGCCATGTTAGGGTATTCCGGCTCTTTCGACTGCGGTGTGACTTGTTCTTGCTGCGGATTAGTTTTGATAGTTTCAACCGGAGTTGACTGCGGTTTTAGCGTGTCAATTTGAGTTTCCAAATCTTTAATGCGTTGAGAATACTCGCCGCGTAATTTGTCTGTTTCGCCTTGAAACGCCTTTAGCATAGGTTCAGCCCCTTTTACAAAGTTCTCAATCTGTGCTTCGTCTGTTATGAAAGTTGTTGCGAAAGTAGCTACCCCTTCAAAAGCCTTTTCACTAATCCCCAAGTTTTTATACCCTTGTTGCAGTGCTTCCTTGATTTTCTGTTTCATTATACAACTATATTAATATTCACAAATCCCTTGAAAATCCCGAATGTTCGGAGTCATGGTATTTTTTAAGTTTTTCACTTGCCGCAAATATATGATACTTAATTGAATTATGCAACAAATTTAAATAAAAACTTTAATAAAATTATTGTATATTTGTCGCGTAAATAATTGGGAATGGCGTTTAAATTTGTTAACAACAGTATTTCATTACCGAATCTATACCCGACAGTCACTCGAAAACTCCCCACGGTTAAAGATAAAAACGGCTGGGCGCAGGTCGGTGACTTCAAGTTGCGCAACTCGGTAGACCTAATTCCGCAGCCGGGATTACAAGAGAATCTTTGTGCTTGCGAAGCAAACCTTGTATTCATTTGTGGTGCAGCCACATCAGGCAAGGCACAGCCATACGATGCAAAAGTGCTTACACCGCGCGGTTTCGTAGAGATGGGGTCGCTTCGGGTTGGCGACACAATAACCGGCTCAAACGGGAAGCCTCAAACGATATTGCGCATATTTGAGCAAGGCGAGCGGGATGTCTGTGAGTTGAAATTCGCGGATGGCAGCGTTGTTGAGTGTGACTACGAACACTTGTGGAATGTCACAGCGACAAGGGCTAAATGTTCACACATTAATACAATTCTAACTACAAATCAAATAATAGAAGAGCTTAAAGGTCGTGGCGTAGATTATGGCAGTATTAGAAATATATACGTACCACTGCCCAATCCAATAGAGTTTGACTGCAACGAAAACTTGCCGCTTAGCCCATATTTGCTGGGCGCGATACTCGGTGATGGTTGCACCCGTATAAAAGATTGTAAGCCTCGAATATACACGCCAGATACAGAGATATTAGACCGAATTAGGGCTGATGGGTACGATGTCAAACGCATCCCGTCCTCTGATTGCGGCTGGACTTTTGAAAATCACAGTGTGAAAGACTCGCTTGTAACTTTAGGACTTTGGAATTGCCTGTCTTACGACAAGTTTGTCCCGGACGCGTATTTAAAAGCGAGCGTTTACGATAGGCTTGCACTATTGCAGGGTTTATTAGATACAGACGGGAGTGTTTCATACAAGAGTTTGGCGGAGTATTCCACTTCAAGTTGCAAACTGGCAACGCAAGTCAGGGATTTGGTGTTTTCCTTGGGTGGGTATTGTTATATGTCAGCACGAATACCCAAATATACCTACAATGGCAATAAAAAAGATGGGCATAAATCATACAGGTTGTTTATTTCATTCGCCAATCAGCAGCAAGCGTTCTCTATTAGCCGCAAAAAAGACAAATGCACGACACAGAGAAACACTCGATATTGCAACGGCAGAAGAATAGTCGATTACAAGTATATCGGCAAAAAGCAGTGCAGGTGCTTGCTTGTGTCTAACCCCGACCACTTATACATCACTAACGATTATATTGTCACGCATAATACTTTTGGAATGTATATGACAGCACTCTACGGCGTTGACAAAAACGGATTTACGTCTATTCTATTCTCGTTCCGCGAAAAAGATAGCAAAAAAGGCTCATCAATCTTCCGTGACGGCGTTGAGGTGCTGGGGAAAATGAAAGGCTGTGAGTATGCCTCATCAGACAATATTAGTTTCCGTTTCCCAAAATCAAACTCGCAGTTGCAACTTGCGAATTTCAATTATAATGTTGCGAATCCCACCGAGTGGAGCGACTTCAAAGAGGATATGAAGAAAAAGCAGGCGAGCCTTATCATGGTCGACGAAGCAACGAAGATGCAAGAAAAGGCCTTGCTTTATATCTTCTCGCGTAACCGTGACGGCTCGGGAATGCAACCGCAAATGATTTGTTCTTTTAATCCCGAAAACGAGCATTTTACTACTGACGTAATAAAAGCGGCGGGCTTTCTTGATAGCGGATGGCACGTGCGTAAAGAAATGGAGGGTAGGCTTATATATTTCTTTATGAAAGGTAAGTCGTTCAAAGATGCAGTCTGGGGATTAACACCCGAAGATGTCGCGGCTCGAGCGGGTATTGAAATCTCGCAAAAAGACCGCGAAGCAGGACTGACAGAAGCCGACATGGTTAAGTCATTCACGGTGTTTACGGGCGAGGCGTCTGAAAACAGAATCCTTGTAGCCATTACCGGCGGTCAGTCGGTTGCGAATCTATATGCTGTCGGCAAAGAGCAGAGCGACATTTTGAAACGCGCATATTTCGGCCCCATCCAAAAAGAGGATATAAACGTCAGCAAACAGATGATTTTACAGTTATGGGAGAATCCTATTGACGACGATGAAAATATGTACGCCACATTGGACGTTTCAGGCGGTTCGCTTGAAAGTGATAATACTCCGATGGTGATATGGCGAGGCTCGCAAGTCATTGATATTAAATTCTTCCGAGGCGACTCGAAGCAATTAGTCGATTGGATAGACGCAATGTTAAACACTTACAATATTCCCGTTGAGAATTTTGCATACGACGCAACGGGCATAGGTTACTATCTACGCGCTTACACTTCGGGGCGACCGATAACAGCCAATAAACGGTGCTTGCAAGAGTATGACAGCAATGGCAATCCGGTGCAAATTGACGAGTATTTTAATCTTCGCTCGCAATTACTCGGCAAAACAGAGGTCATGCTTAAAAAGGGTGAAATCTCGTTTGCTATCGACCAAAATAGCGTAATCCCCTACGGCAAAAACGGTCAGTCGCGTAGGCTTATAGATGTGCTTTCGGATGAAATAGCCGTGTTCTCTACGTCTACGCGCAACAAGAAAATATACTACCGTTCAAAGGATGAATACAAGGCAAAATACGGCTCGTCGCCCGACTTGATAGACGCCATTTCATACAAGGCCGTATTCATGCTTGACACGCGAGGCAGAAAACAGCCCGCAACAGTCAACTCTGACGAAGCTTATAACGCCCTTTGGAGTGGATATGCTCCGCGCTCGGTTGGTCGTGGATGGTGGTAGCTAAACAGTGAGTTTTATAAAACAGAGAGTGAATATGTACATATCAGAACTATTAGTAAAAGATTTTTGGTATCGGCGCGTAAATGCCGACGCCGTTACAATTCCAAATCCGACAAATCCAAATGGCTATCGTCACGTGAATTTTACGGATGGAATCCGCAGACGCGCCCTTACTAACGATGATTTTATCAACGAGTTAGAACTTACGGCGCACGAAATCAACTCGCGCTATTGGTCGACTCGTCCTATTCGCGAAATACGAGAGCGTGATGTCGTGCTTGAAGATGGCGCAAAAAAGAAAGTCAAAGAGTGGGCGGTTACAGGCTATGACGACATGGAAACAGTCCGACTCGGTTTTCAAAAGCGTTTTTCAATGGCGAAAGCGTCCTTTTTTGCGGCCAACGGCTTTAATATAAGCAACGAAACCACCGACAGCAAGAGTTATGATACTTTGATGTCATGGAAAGATATCGCAGGGCTTGACGTGGGCTTTTTCGAGTTGGTTCAGTCGTGCTTCCAAAGCGGCGACGCAGCAATCTATCTTTACCAGACCGGCAACACGATAGAATACAAGGTTTTTTCGTCACTCTATGGTGATAAACTGTATTTTCACTATGACGAGAATTTTAACCCGGTCGGCGTAAGGGAATATACGTTGCGAGGCCAACGCGCAGTCGATATTTACCGCGTATCTTCCGTTGAAACATGGGTGCAAATCAACCCCGAGGACGAAAAGACAAAATCATGGGTAAACAAAGTCGGCGGATGGTTTGCGCGTGGTATAGACTGGCATACTTCCGCTGTTAGCGAGGATGGATGGCGCAGAATTGCTAACCGAGAGAATCAGATAGGAGACAAACTCAATCCGTTTATCTATTTCAGAATTAACGATGTTGTGTGGGGGTCGGCGCAAGAAGATATAAGCGGACTTGAACGAGCAATGAGTTATGTTGCAGAGGAAAGCAAAAACATCGCATTTCCAGATATGTTCGTCAAGGCTACTAAAATTGACAATATGCCCGCTATCGGAGCGCACGGACGCACATGGGCAGCTCGCGGAACGGCAGATGAAATAAAAGCGGCTGACGTTAAGGCGATTGAAAAACCAAACATGAGCGACATTGCCACCGTAGACCTCAAAAACCGTCTTGACAGTATTCTACGCACCACCATGAGCGTATTTATTGACCCCGAGATAGTCAAATCAAGCGATATAAGCGGCGTGGGAATTAAAGTCTTGTACGGTCCCGAAATTCAGTTTGCACAAAATATGTGGCCGCAATTCTATTCGCAACTCAAATATATGGTCGAAGTGTTTAAGGCTTTAGTTGCCAAGATAGAGAAAAACGGCGCAATCGCAACGCTGCGGACTTCTATTTGGCAAGAGATTTATCTACCCGAAGATGAAGCAGCCAAAGTAAAACTCGAACTCGACCAATTATACGCAAGAGCAAAATCGCGTAAGGCTGTCATGGCCGACTTGAATAACCAGCATTTGGGCGACGCAGAGCAAATCATCAAAGAATGGATTGAAGAACTTGACATTAAGGCTCGCATTCCAGCCATTGCTTCCGCGGAAGTACAAGCGGAGTACGGTGAGGGCGACCAATCGGCTCAGGTTAATGATGAAATCGACCCCAATAGGCCTAATATAACAAATCAAGCCGCAGGAATCTCCGTATTGGAGTGACTTGTATTACCTTGAAGGTTCGACTCCGTGCGTTGTGTACGGAGTTTTTTGCGCACAAAAAAAAGTAAGCAGCGTTTCCCAACGCCACTTACTTGCCTGAATCGTTGTTGTCGCTAAACCAATTCATTCAGATATAACACACAAACTTTATAAACAAATAATGCGATTATGATTCAAATATAACACTTTATTCTTAATTACAAAAATTTAAGTTAACTAATTTTGAACACCAAATTGACTTGCTGTTCATAAATCGCCATTTTGTGAACACAAAAAAGCCCAAGTATGAAACTCGGGCACAACCACTACTAATCTGCCAATTGTTAATACTTTTTCTCTGTGTTCTCTAAAAATTTATATTTGCCTGATAACTAAATTCATTGTAATCTTCTTGCATACCAATCCAAAAACCGCGAGGGATATTCAAGTGTTTTTCAAGTTTGACAGCCAAATTATTATCAACGTCATAATTGCCCCTTAAAAAGGCCTTGAATTGCCCTATCGGCATTTCAATCGCTTTTGCGAAGTGTTTTTGCTTGATACCGCGTTGCATTAACTCCAAGCGCACAATTTCGCCCGGATGCACATTGCTTGCAGGTTTTCTTCGCTGTCTACTATTGCTGTCTGTCATGGTCTATATAAGATTACGAGTTAATAACTAAAATGGTAAGCCGTCGTCGCTTGTAGCCTGAGTTTGAGGTTGAGGCGTTGGCGTGATGGGTGCCGGCGTCTGTAAGGACTGTACTCCGGGCTGCACCGTTTCGCGCCGTGTGGCTCGCCATGCAATAATAGAGTTATACCACTTTCCCTTGTACTCGGATGCGTCAAAGTCGACTGAAATTTCATACTCCGCACCCTCTTGAATGTTGAGTTTTTCAATGTTGTCGCCCATGACTTGAAATGCACACCGACGCGGATATTGGCCGGGCATTTCGAGTACATACTCTCTTTTGCGCCACTGTTTACCCGACTTAGCGGATGTTCCACTCTGCTCGGGTAGCGCATGGATAATTTTGCCTATAATTTCCATTTATCTGTAAATAATAAAATTAATACTATCAATCTTTTATCTCGTCTATGTCGATATAGAAATGCTCTGTTTGATTTTGAGCAAATGCGAAGTTGCTGAAAATATTATGAATGTCGCCGTCGTAGTTTTTAAGCGCGTAATGACCGCATATTTCTATCAGTCTACCGCAATAAAAGTACGCGATTTTGTTGAACATTACTTTTACAAGCAACTTTTTACCGACCATATTCGGCTGTGGTTCAAGTTTTCTCCAATTTGTTGTCATTATTATTCTGTTTTGCTTTTGCGTTCTAATTTTCCAAAGATATGTGAACGTGGCACTACGTCAACTCGCTCGGCGGATGTCGTCTTGATATAGAACTTATCACCGCATATGGCTTTGATATAGCCATGTAAATACATACGGCTGCGCTTGATTATTAAGCCGTGCCATTTGAATCCCGCATAAGCGTAGTAGTCCACCTTGTCGTTAATTTGATAATCTTCTGCTTTCATTGCTTAGATTTTTAAGGATTTATAATTTGCTGTTGCTCGGGCGCAACCTCGGGCGGCAAGTCGAGGTTTTTGCAAGCGTCGTATAACCAGCCGTTTTGTTCTGCAAATTTACGAGTACGACAGTAGTCACACTCGTTAATCGCTTCGCCCTGCTTGATGGCTTGCTCTACACAGAGTCGATAACTACACTCCGAGTAACATCTTGCGGGGAGATAGCGGCGCGGCGCCTCGGTTTCTTCGACTTCATCTTTGAGAATGCCGAGTCGCTTAAAAATTTCAGCCACAGTTTTAAGCGTGTCCGGGTCTAATTCCGAGCCATTTTCGACTAATTGCATGGCTTGATTTAACAGGCTATTCAAGGCCTTGTCTTTGCGCTCGTCCTCTGTCAAAACATTAGGCTCGTCCGTAGGCTGTTTTTTGGTGCGTTTTCGCTGCGCAAACTCGGCCAGAGTAGAAATATAAGCGTCGCGGTACTCGCGGTTCTTAGCGTAAGCGAAAAAGGCCTTGCACTGTGTTTCGCCCATGCGGCTTAACTTTCCCTGCGTAGTTAGATATTCGGGATGAAAGCGAGCAAACGCCGTAGCGTTGTCGCAGCCAAACAGCACGGCAAACGCTATAATATCTTTATCTTCTTTGGGGATAACAAAATTATCCTCGGTAGGTCTTAACGGGATGTATCTATCTGCCATTATTAAATTTCCTCACTCGCTTTATATACGCATCTGACGGCGATAGCGTGAAAATAGCGCATAAGTTTGACTTTAAGCCTAAACTCTTTGGGAAGCATTTTTTGTGAGATTTTCACATCTTCAACCACATACTCATCGCCCTTGTAATAACTAAAATCAGCCGTGTAAGTAATCGGCAACTGCACGGTTTTTAATACAATCTTATCTCTGGTTTTAAGGTGTTTAATTTCTTGACGCTTAATAGCCGGCACCAGCTCAAATTTAGGCTGTAATTTCAGTTCCGTGATTTTACCCTCGTCGGCAGCTTTTTTAAGCATCAAGTATCTGTCACGCTCCCGTGCGGAGTCAAACTTAAATCCATCGTACTCGACTTTCTTGTTGCCGTACTTGTTTTTACTGCGAAGTTTAAACAGCATAGTATTATAATTTTAGGTTTATATTTTTGTTTTATGCTCACGTGCAATACGCTCATTACGCGCTTTCAGCATTTTCAATTCTTCTAAATACTGCGTTTTATCATACTCTTTAACCTCTATCATCAGGCACTCGTCAGGCGAAAACGCCTTACGCCCATAGCCCTCAATTACCGCTTTCATCTCCCAACTGTTTCTAATATCTTCCCACCGCGTTCTTTCGCCGTAGATAGATTTAAGCATGAAGTCAAATGCCGAGGTGTTCACGCTTATACGACAAGTGCGCACAAGGACTTTATCGTCTTTACGCCAGCCGTTAAGAAATCTGATAATATCATACGGCTTCGCTTTTAGTAGTGCGGCGTTCATATATAAGCCGAACGGCACAATGGCATATCGGCATGGCTCTTTAGGTGCGTCAGCGAGTATCTTGATGGTCTTAGGCATAGAAAATTCAAGTCATTGAGTCAAACCTAACTACGGACGCAATGCCGATAGCCTTAATAAACGCCTCGTAATGGCGTGGAAGTAGAGTCACGTGCGAAACTCCCGCATCGGTATCTCTACGGCGTAACTTAAAGCAATAATCCTGCGCCATACAGACAACATCAAGTTTACGCCATTGATGGTATGGCCGTTTCGCCCAGCGTAAATGTAAGTCGGAGTTGAATACCTGCATATCCAGTAATCCCGGCTCGTCGTTGTATTCGACAAGGCCGAGATTATAGAATGACTGGCACACAGGCCACAGTACGCTTAAATAATTGCGTCCGTATTTGCCCGCTCTGCGTATATATGCAAGGAAGCGGTTATAACAGTTCATGGCTATAATTTCACGCTGTAAAACCAACTGCCAGTAAACAACATCATGCGAAGTGTCGTCGGTGATACGTCCGAACACTCCGGGCTGTGAGCAGTAGTCTATCCACTGACGTACTCGGCCACTGTCGTCAACCTCGTAAGCGTCGTTGACTCCAAGTTGATATACGCGCATAAACAGCCGTACAAGCATAGTCGCATCGGCGGAAGATATGCCCAACTGCCTTTCGGTGTTGTTTTTTATACGCATAGCCATAAGTCAAGAATTATTTGTTGTCGTTGTTATTATTATCTTCTATAATGCTGTCAAACAGAACTTCATCGGTTTTAATCTGCTCCGGCGTAGTGTTTTCGGCTTCGGATTCGGCTTTTTCAAGTAATTTCTCCGTGTATTTATTCACAGCGGCGATAATATCACCACAGAAAGACTCATCTCGGTAAATGCCGGAAATAATTACCCAAAGCATGGAGCAGAAAGCCTTAATTTCAGATTCTCTGTCCTGCGTAACAGCAGCCAGTAAATAGCCGTAAGTAAAGCAACGCCCGTCGAGTTTCAGCCTGAAAACATCATGCTTTGGCTTGCGTTTCTCGTCGGGTAGATACTTACCGCGTAAGTCTAAGTAAGTGCCGTCGATTCGCTTCTCGTCGTAGTAAAATTCAGCCTGATAGATTCCGGTGTCAACCGAGCAAATCGGCTTGTTTTTCTTAAATTTACTCATAGTGATTTAATTTTTAGAGATTAATAATTAGAAATGCGAGCGAGAACGCCCTGATAACGCTGATTTATAGCACGGTCGGTTTCAATCAAGCCCGTTATGCGTTTGATGGCAGCACTAATAGTAGAAACACTCTTACGACATAGTAACTTGGAAATTTCAGCCTGAGTCAAGCCCAGTTCGCGCGAAAGAATAAGCATAAGCACGTGCCGAGCTATCGTAATACAACGTAGCCGAGAGTCACCGCATAAGGCCGTAAACGTCACGTTATACTCACTACAAATAATCTCAATGATTTGTTCTTTGGTTATCATAATATTTAAGCATTTTCAATTAAATTACCCAAGTCGTCAGTGTCTATGCCGAGCCGACCGACACAGTATTCATAGCCGGCTGACATTCGGCGTATATTGCCGAGTTTAACGTCAAAGCCCTTACTTTTAAGCATATCGGCAATCTCCCGTCGGCGTTTAATCACCGTGTAGCCACACTCGTCGGCATAAGCGCGATACTCCTCATAAAGCGAGCCTAAAGAACGCCATCGAGGGTCTTTCTCACGCGGAGTTTCAACGCGCGTATAATTATACTCGCTCCACCAACAACGGCCACTGTTACTATGGTCTTGAAGTGCCCTTTGAGCGGCCAAAACATCCTCGCCGAGAATTATATTACCGCCGTTTCTAATCAACTTGCGATACCCCTCGTAAATCCACGTAAAAATATACTGACGCGCATCGTCAGTGGTTAACTTAAAAGCCAAATACGGGTCTTTATCTTTTTCGCCCCATTGATAGCTCGTAGTATAAATCCCCAACTGCCTACGGTGATGACCCCAGCTATCATCCGACGACTCGGGAATCTCATTGGCGCAGCATAGAATAGGCGGAAAATCAACCGAAATAGGGTCGCCATAGTTTCTACGCCCTTGAAATTTCTCACCCGAAATAGCGCGTTTAAAATCACCGCCACTAATATCTTTGGCGTCTAAATCTCCAACAAGATTTATAAGCTTGCCCTGAAGTGCAGCGATATTAACCCTCGCATCAGAGTCTTTAAATAACTGTTTAAGCGAAAAATGGCTTATATATTCCTCACCGAAAACACCCGTAATGGCACTGGCTAAAACCGACTTGCCGTTACTGCCGGGGCCGACAAGATAAGCAATATACTCAAACTTAACCTCGTTTCTATCCGCTAACAAAATGCCACAAAACATCTGAAACGCATCGCGCATATCTTTATTGGGCAAAATCTCAGTGATTTTACGCTCCCAAAGACGAGCCGGATTATTATCATTCAAGCCATACTTGCTCGCATAGTCTTTGACTAATACAGCCGAATCTTTACAGTCTATGTTAAGTGCAATATGCGGCTTATAATTAATGCTGAAATCCCTGACACGACCATCTTTTAAGTCAAAAACGCCGTTCTTAAAAGCAATATAGCGTTTATTAGGCCTATAAGCAAACTCATCAGAACTGGTAAGCGTATAACAACATATCTTTGCGATTTTTTCAGAAGCATTATACTGATAATTAGACCCGACTTCAAGCAGCCTGAACGCACGGCGTATTAACTCTTGAAGAAATCTAATAGGATTTAAATTAATCTTCTCAAAATATGCGCCGTTATAAGCGTATATCGTCTGATTGTCATCGCCGACTAAAATCCTGCGCTCGGTGTCGTAGCATATAAAATTCTCAATTAACTCGGTTAATAATAATTCGCGCCACGGCTGATAAACTTTATCATACATTCCGAATCTACGCAACTCGGGATATTTGCCTTTGCTATGCGTGGCTTTATATTTGGCGGTCATGCTGTCGGCTAACCACCGCGATAAATACTCGTATGTCTTTGCAGATGTCATATTGCAAATATACTGAAATTATTGTAATTATCAATAGAAAAAGCAAACAATAGTCTACGTTTTTACGCGCCGTGTAACTTTAAGCCCAAAACAACCCAAAAACACACTGAAAACAACTGAAAATAGCCCGAAAACAAGCCGAAAATGTGCAAAATGTCGGATTTTTGCGGCGCGTTTCTGCACTAAACAAGCAAAATGCACTGTTATAACTTGCTGTTATTTAGTTGATTATATTATTTAGTGTAGTAGTTATATAAATTTATAATTTTATTTTCAACCCCGTCAAAGACTTATCATATATTGGTTCTATCGCGTATTTTTATCCAAAAATAATTACACTTGTACACAAAGTTAATTAACTTGCTGTAAATTAATAAAATATAAGTGGTGTAGATTTAGTGTAGTATGCTTTAAAATACTCGTATTCTACACTAAAACAGCTATTTTGTAACAGAAATGTAACGCGATTTTTTGAGTTGAAAAATTTTCAAAAAAAATTAAAAAAAAATTGTTGAGGGTGTAACCTACCACGTTTCGCGCGTATTTTTTTTATCCCTGCCACCCTTCGGCGCGTATCCGCCCCGCTTTTAACCGGGCGTGCCACTGTTAGATATTGAATATCACCTATTTACATATCGGTGACGGTCATCACTGACGCGAAAATCGCTATTTTTTGGCCGTTTTTGGTTAACTCGCTGACGGTCAATATTTTAGACCCCTAAAATAAGTAATTTTCGGCGCCACCTTTTCACCCTTTTTCCCTTAAAATCTCCCGTCCTTTCTCCCTTGAAAATCACCCCGCCGGTCGTGCTGTCAGACTACCGGCCTTGAAAAATCCGGGCGCGAATACTTACCCGGGCGTTCATCGGCGGCGCCGTTGTTTTTCAGTCGTTCCGGCCGGCGGTCGCTTACAATATCGACGGCTTGCAATTTTCCGGCCGTTGGATTTTTCGTCCGGCGGTTGCATCGCGTTCCCGGCCGGGTCGGCCCCGGTTGGCCGTGTTTTTAGTCGACGGCGCCGGCGGTTTTTGGCTCAACTTTGACCGGTGAAACGGCGTATTTGTGTTAACACTTTTTAAGGCAAATGACTGTAAAATAATTGCTTAAAAATTTGCATGGATTTTGAAAAATCCGTAACTTAGTAGTGTTGAAAGAAACATTAATAACTAACTAATAAAAACTCAAAGAAAAATGGAAACTAACAAATTAATCTACACAACTCCCTGTAACGTAACTTTCGCGCTTGAGGCTCAAACTGTTTCGCTTAAGGCGTCCGGGTTTACATTGATTTACGACAACGACCGGAATATCCTTAACGCCATTATCGAAAGTAGCGACACAACTATTTGGGTATTAAATCAAATAGACGGAATACTCGGTGCATCGGTCAATCACGCCACTGGAAAATCTCACATCGTAACACTACGTGGTAACATTGAGCTTATCGGAATTGAAAATTGCTAATCAAAAATACTCACAACTTAAAAACTCGCAACAATGAAAACTAACAAAGACTACAGTCACAAACATTTTGAAGAACTCAGTCACGCTGCATGGAATATCGTGTTAACCGCGCAAAATGACTACGACGTATATAAAAATTTAGGATGGCTACACGACTGTATTGTTAAGCGTGTACGCGCCAATAAGTCAATAAACTTTCGACAGTTAGTTGACTGTTCAACGCTTAAATCAGTTGTCGGCGTCGCTGCCTATAAAATGAGGGTTAACGGTTTTGATGACGCGGTTACGAGTCAAGATAGATTCGATGCACGTGTATATTTGGCCTACGCCGTCATTGATGGCGCCGTATATGATGCAATTAAGGATTAATAAAATCAAACATCATGAAACATCTAACAACTGAAACAAGATTCGCGATTGCATTTTGCGTAACTGTCAGTGCCTTTGCACTCGCTTTAGACATCGCCACCGGGTGGCGGTTTACCAATAGCGATGTTATAAGTGCCGGGTCAATAATCGTCGGAATATACGCCGCCGAATATACTTGGAAATGCTTAAAAAGCATAATCTAATTAAATAGCCGCTGCCATGTGACGTTAAGTGATAGCAATAATCACGGCGGCACTAACAACTAACATAATTACTAACAACTCAAAAAAAACTTACTCAAATGAAACTTACAAAACTTTACATCAGTGGTGTTAAACCTAATGGCGGCGTCTACAACAACAAAATATCGGCGTATTACGTTGATGGAAACGACCAAACATGGCTACTACACAACATCAAAGACTTTAACGCCGGCACGGCGCCGCTTAATAAGCGCGGGTATTTGTTTAGCACTTACGTCGGTGAAACGAAATCACCGGCCGACGTCGAACGCTTTTTTGAGCAATACTACGGCGCCATGGAATTTAATTGGGAAGGCTCCCAAAAATACGCCGAAATCGACGCGGCCAAAAGTGCATACCGTAAAACCGCTACTGCTCCCGTGGCTACTGTTTTGGCGGCGCCGACTACTACGACTGTAACGAGTTCCGCCCCCGCTTCGACCCCGGCGGCCGTTACATCTGCAATTGATACGGCCGTAGTCGATGAACCTCAACCGACTATCAGCACGACGGCACCGGCGGCGCCGGTCAAATCTACTGACCCCAATCTCAATCAACTTATAAATCTACTTTTCGGCGGAATGAAAAGCGAGATGATAGACGAGTGTGTTAACCGTGTACTACCGACAGTCAAGGAAATAGCGGCGGCGAATGTTATCAAAAAAGAATACACTATCAAGACTGACGAGGGTACCCGAGTGCTTCCGGCTGATACGTACCACAACGATTTTGATTTTGTACTTAACGTTGTACGGGCGGGCGTTAACGTGTACCTATACGGCCCCGCCGGCACCGGCAAAACTCACATGGCACGTCAGATTGCTAACATTTTGTGCGAAGATTTCTATTACGTAGGATGCGTATATAACCCCTACGAGTTGTTAGGGACTCAGGACATTCACGGAAACTACGTACCTACTGAATTTTACAGGGCTTTCGCTTTCGGCGGTCGTTGCTTTTTTGACGAAATAGACACTTACGCCGCCGAGTGTATGAAATGTCTAAGTGCTGCACTTTCCAACGGCTACTGTGTTTTCCCGGTTATCGGCCGCGTCGAAATGCATCCTAATTTCAAGCCTATGGCGGCGGCTAATACTTTAGGTTTGGGGCGCGACCGTGACTATGTGGCGGCGCAACGACTTGACGCCTCAACGCTTGACCGATTCCCGGCGCGCATCTACATCGACTACGACGAGGAGTTAGAGTCGGCCATGGCAGACAGTCAGATTACTAACTTTATTCACGATTTACGTAAATCGGCCGCGACTCGTGAAATTAAGATTAGGCTTTCGATGCGAGTCATCAAGGCGATGCAGGCGTATCGTAGTGCGGGTATTGCTGACGAAAAAGCCGTTGAACAAATACTATTCGCCGGTATTAGTCGCGATGACGTTAATATGTTGTATTCCGGATTGACTAATAAAGACAATCAATACGCCCTCGCTACATCAAACTACATTAAAAACCTCTAAAAAACTTACTACAATGGCGCATATAAAAAAACATATGCAATTTTTCAAGCAATTCGATTCGCTATATCAGTATCGCGATTGGCTCAACTCTCAACCGATTCCGGCCAAACGTAAATACACGCCGTCTACTGAGTCGGGTAATAAGGCGTGGTATGGTACCGATTCCTACGACGAGGCCGACGAACTGTTTTCCGGCGGTGATATGGATAGTTTCAAAAAATTGATCGGCGGCAAAGTCGACTACGGTGGCACCGGCACTGACGCCCGGCGCAAAATGTTTAGTGACGTGGTAGGATTCGCCCCGAACATCGGAGCGGTATTCGCCGGGGACCCGCGCAATATGTTCAATATCCGTAAATCGCCGGTCGTGTCACCGGTAATAGATGTAGTCTACTGCATCGGGTCATCGTGTGGATATTCAGCCGATGAACAATCCGAAGTAAATAACATGATGCTTAATGCTCTACAACGGATTGAGGACGCCGGGACGCGAATAAACCTATATATATTCCGTGGTGCCCATATCAACTCAGATTACACGGCGTTTACTATCAAAGTCAAGGATGCGACGGAAAATCTATCTGTTTATAAACTCGCTTACCCGTTGGTCAACCCGTCGTTTCAACGCCGGCATGGTTTCAGATATATCGAGGTGACAGATACACAGGTGATTTTTAACAATTGGTATACAGTTGAGGGCGATATGGCGCGGGGTATTTTATCTCAAAAAAGCAACATCAAAGCTGATGCGGTGATTGACTTTTACGATATTCGCCGATGTAACATACAGGGGGTGATTGATAAAATCTTTGAGTCGGTTAAATAGCCGACTCACTCCCCCCCCCCGGTTGGTCAAGGGAGGGAGCTC